TTTCTTACATTTTCTGCAACGCCTTTTTTAGTAGTAGTGTTATCACTTATGCTCCATGTAGGTGCATTTTTAACACTTGCTGCTCTAGTCGTTGAATCCTCTGTAGATACGGCAGTAGCTTCTGCACTTTTATTTGATGTGCCCGGTTTTATTGCTCCATAGCCTCTTTTCTTACCTTTACTATCAATACAGTATGGCAATTGACCGTCTACTACTTTGTACCATCTTAAATAACATTCTATATTAGTAGGAGTACCCCATCCAGTAACTTGTTTATATTTTTGTCTATAATTTTTCCAAGGTGCTTGCATTGTGTCTATTACTTCCCAGTATTTCTTTTTAACTGCTGCGGATTGTTTGTATAGTAAGGCACTTTTTCCATTATTAGTTACAACTATATTAAGTTTGTATCTATCCTTTATGTAGTGCATAACCACCCATTGGAATCCACCTATACCAAAGTTATAACCACACAAAGCAGCAAATATATTAAAATGGTAGTCTTCAAGTCTAGCTCTCATTTCGTTACAACCAACCATTATTTGATTACATATAGCTTTATCCACGGTTACACCGTTTATTCTTTTAGTGCCACAAGATTTAGGTTTCATATTAGAATAACTTGGTGTAAAGTATTCAACTTTGCCATCTAAATATTTAATTTTCATTTTCTTATTAAAATAAGTACCTCTCTCACATTGCATAAGTCCGTACGCACCCGCTGGGTCTTTTGTAGCATCGTATGGGTCGGCACTAGATTCTGCATATATCATTGCGTAAACTAGTTGTGGGTCAAGTCCAAATTTCTTACTATAATACTCAACTGGGGCATATATTTTCCAGTGGTTGGATTTGCTACGCATATTTCTAACATCACTATATTTATCACTCCACTTACCAAGTCCAAAGCCGGCATAATAATCTACGGCTGCTTTGTATTGTTTTGCAGTTTTACTACTATCTTCTTTTTTATCAGGTTGTGGTTGAGTAGTAGGTGTTTTACCTTTTATTTCTCCACATTTGTATTTTATACAGTCATGAATTCTACTATCTCCTATCCATAATCCATTGTCTATTTTCTTTATGTTAATACTTCTATAGTCTTCGGTATCTTCACTTATTTTGTCTGAGTCATCACCTGGTTTTATAGGGTCAGGCACTACTTTGTCTGTATATTGTTTAATAAGTTGGTCTATTAATTTCTTATCAACACCTAGTTGATTTAGATAATTTCTAATAGCAAGTAAATCACTAGCAGTCAATTTACCGTGTTTCTTTATTATATCCACAACATCATTGACAATGTCATCTTTACTAAGAGACTTCATCTTACTACGTATTTGTTTGTAGTTACCTAAAGTTATACTGTTTTTAGTTCTGTCAGTAAAACTGATTTCAAATTTTGTAATACGTGCTTCTAACTGAACTGGAGGATTAAATTTTCTACTGACAACATAGTTAGTATCACCAATATCAATTTCCTCATAATCTCGTTCGGTCATATATACTGGTATCTCATAACTGAATTTAGTTTTATTCAGTTCTTTTAATTTCGCATACCCTTCATGAATTAATGTATATATATCTTCTGCATCACTTTTATATTTCATCAATACATATTTACCACCATTATTCAACATTGCATGTGCTTGCTCATCAAATATATAGTTTTGTCCAAGAGGTTTGTCGGTTGGGTCGCCTTGTTCTTTTTCCCATTTTACATCACTAATAGTAAGACCATTTTTACCTACTGGAATAATACCACTACAAAAATTTGTGATATCTCCAGTACGTTTCATGCCATAACTATTTCTATCACTCTCAAATCTTTTATATCTTTTAGTTCCTCTCTCACCATTAGCAAAACAATCTACAAAGAAATTAAACTTACCACGTTTTATATCTACTGGCACTGTTCTAAATTGCCACTCACATTCATATAAAATTGAAGTGGCATTTTGTATTACTGAATATACACTAGTAACCTCTGTAGCTTCTACCCTAAAGGCTTCCTCATCTAATGAAGGACTTACATAGCCAACTTTATAGTTAGTATCCATTAGTATAGTTTCCAATAATTTTGTCGCATTTCCGTCTGCCACAAATTTATCCACATAACTATTATACAATTCAATACCAATAAACTCTGCATAAACTGTAATAGTCACATCATCTATATGCTCAATACTAGTGGTTTTCTTTATTTGCATAAGTTTAAAATTATCTTGCCAATAAAATCCAATATAGTTACCTTCTAAAAATATAGGTTGGTCTTGATAACTTACTTTAAAGGAGGCAGTATAAGTCTCTGCCCCCGTTATAAGTTCACTAGTATAAGTGTCATCATACACTTTTATGTTATTGGTATTTGTGGTATTTATTAGTTTTAATAGTTTTTTCGTATTGTCAAATATATATAAGTTTTTAATCATTTAAATACCTCCTATTCACTAGTTAAATTTAAATTTTGTGGTGGTGTACTTCTATCCTCGTCTACCACACCTAACCATTTTTCTCTTATTAATACACCCAGACTTGCTGTTGTATCATCACTAACTACTTGTAATGTAGTTTCTCCCTCGTCTACAGTAAAATATGAACTACCTATGTCCACCAAATCATTTCTTAATTCATTGTTTAAATAGCAATCACCATTCTCAAAATCTAAGTCTAATTTATCACCTGACTCAAAGTATTTTATATTAGAAATTTCTTCGCTCTCAGGATTCAATTCATATACTTTTATATCACTAATACCTACTCCACAAGCATTCTCTAATTTATCTGCCATAGTTCCAATGTATATTGCTAAGTAACTTAATGGTTCTGTAGAGTACTCATTACTACGTTTGTTATTAGCGGATACAGACTGAGTAAATGTTCCATCATCATTCTTCTGTACTTGAGCACTATATACGTAGTATTTACCAGTTTTCTTCCTAGTTAATGTAAAGTAAGCATTGGCATCATTCCAGCTACCATACTGACCGCTCATGTAATGGTTAGTAACAGTTTTACCATTAGCATCAACTGTTTTGTCTGTATATTCTTTTGGTGTAGTGTTACTTGTTTTTAATATGGAATTTTTACTCACGCTCACCTCTGCTTGGTTATACTCAAAATATCGATTAATATCGCCTAAATATAATCTGAATATCTGAGTACCGTTTATATCGAATCCATATACCTCAGCTATTCCTGTCTTATGGTCTGCATATGCAGGGTCGTCACTATAATCAACACTATTATCTACTCCCGCATAACCTTTAAGATTGTCTACATTTACATATCCATAATGGTTTTTACCATTCTTATCTTTCCAAGGTTTATATATTCTGTAGAATTTTACTGTTTGTTTACTATTATTAGAGTCTGTGTATGTATATGTATAAGTTCTTTGTATTATTCTAAGAGCAGTGCCATATGGTATAGTACACTCAACTTTACTGCCTAAATTAGGTTTCGTATATACAACACCACTAGCTCCAGTTAGTGTTTTCGTTGGAACTAATAACATATTAGCCACTGTAAAAGTTTGTACTGTACTTTTAGAATTGTCTTTTACTTTTTTCTTTAGATATTTTGCATATACATAATATGTCTTAGTTTTATATTTTATCTTTGCCCATCCATTTTGTATAGTAACCTCTGTTAATTTTGTTCCCTTTGGGATAATCCCCTTAGATGTGTAATTAGTTCCCGGTCCGGTTCTGTAATTAAGTCCATTGGCAGTTACTTCATAGTAATAAGATTTATCTCCAGTTACAACAGTTTCGTTAACCTTCTCTTGCTCACTCTTAATATTATTTGGGTCACCATTTATACCACTTGACCTACATTGCATTCTCACCATTACTTTAAAGTCATCTATGTTCTTACTTAATGCGATACGGGCACAGGCACCCTTTATTTTTTCTGAGCTATTACCTAATTCACTAAGTATAAAACTTTCACCTCCAGATGATATAGTAAAAGAACCATCTGTGCCACGCCCACTGTTAATATTTGCTCCACTCTGAATTAATGTACCTACACTTGTACATGGGTCATGTAGTATTAATGTTTGTTCACTCTTTGTGGTACTCAATTGTAGTTGTGGATAATCTCCTACTAATATTTTTTCTCCAGTTTTATTATTTTGTACCTGTGCAAAATGTGCATCTGCTCCAAAGCCTATACTTACATATGGTAGTGTGGCTAACTCACCATTGTTCTCAACTACCACAGTCTGTTGGCCATCTTCGGCATTGTATGCCTGTACATTATCACTGTAACTATATGGTGTATGACATATTAATTCTATGTCAGCATACCCACTCATACTATTCTTTTTCTTTACTTTAAGTGCTCCTTTTAACATTCCATAAATGGTGATATTCTCACAAAACTTTATTGGTACTTCTTGTTTTGTATTAAGAATATCATGTAAACATTGAACACGAGTCTTATAGTCTTCCTCAGTATCACCTATTATCACAAGTGAGATAGGAATAGAGACAGGGTCATATTTGGCCCCGTCAAATATCTCACCGTCTCTACTAGATACATTAATAGTATCAATAGATTTTTCAGGTATATATGGTTTCTCTATACTAGTTACTATTGCTAAATCATTTATCTGAGTTCCATTAAAATTAAAATAATTATACATAATCTCTCTCACCTCTAAATCTTTCCTTTTGGTCATTGTAGTAGTCATTGGTTTCTTGTACTGACTTAGCCACCTTTTGTCCCACCACTACTTTGTCCATAAGTATTGGAGTATTAGTATCTTGTAACGCCTTTTTATATTCTTTTCCCATTTCTTTATAGTCGAATTCTTGTTTACTATCTTGCATTGCTTGTGCCATACCTTTTATAGCATAAAGTAAATTACTATCAACTGTGTTTTCACTATTTATATTAATACCAGCTGTACTCATATTAACTTTACCCAAGAATTTATTTGTGTCTATAGTAGTTACTAAGTCTTTGGCATAATCCTTAATAGCTTGTATAGTTTTACCTGCATTCGCCTCAATACCGACAGTTACACCGGCAGGAATCATTTTCCCTACCATGTCTCTAAATACTGTTGATGGGGAATGTATACCCAAAGCATCTTTTGCAGCATTTAAGGCTCTACTTGCTATATTTTGCATTGTGCTAAATAAATTACCGGCTGCATTAGTAATACCAGTAATAATTCCGTGTATAATATTACTTCCTATACTTACCATTCTTCCAGGTAAACTACTAATACCATTTATGATATTATCTTTGAATCTCTGTGCAGCTTCTCTACCCTTTTGAGCAAAACTCGCTGCAAAAGATATTACTCTTGAAATTGTTGATACTAGGAAAGACCATACACGACCTGGTAATTGTTGTATGAATGTACTTACACCATTTAAGAATCTACTACCAGCTTGTTGAGCTCTACTTGCCATTTGAACTACCCAACTTCCAACACGACTAATAGTATTTACTAGCCATGTCCATACTTTACCAGGTAATTGTTGAATAAATGTAATGGCATTTTGTACAAATTTACTACCTGCTTCATAGGCCTTTTGAGCCATCTGTCCAACCCATAGTACCGCATAAGCTACTGCATAACATAGCCAATACCAAATAGTTTCAGGTAAGTTACTGAACCAATTTCCTATATTACTTATCATTTCAGGCACAGTTTGAGTAAAGAAGTTTTTTAGTGAATCTATCGCATTACTGGCTATAGTTTTTATATTCTCCCAAAGATTAATCCAAAACTCTTTGAATCCATCAATATTATTCCATGCCCATATAAAAGCAGCTACAAGAGCCGCTATGGCTGCCACGACTAATACAATTGGATTAGCTAATAATACTGCCCATAGACTTTGTAATGCAGGAATTACAGTATCAACTATTATGGGTACAATTGTATCCAGTATAATAGATTTAAAAACTAAGAAAGATGTTCTTGCTACATTAAATGCAGTTTTTAATATTCCTATCGCCTGCTTCATTTTTAAAAATGCCTGAATACCTTTACCAATAACAAGTAGTATAGGCCCTACGGCTGCAAGTAATAGTGCCAGTGATACTATTACTTGTTTAATAGGCCCTGGTAATTTTAAGAAGGATTGAAGTAATTTTGTAAGCATACCTACTATCAATGATAGTGGCCCAGTAGTATTACCTATATCAAGTTGTACTGCCTCCCATGCACTACTTAATTGTTTTAATGCCCCAGTTAAATCTGAGTTCATCATATCTGACATTTTCTTTGCAGTACCGTTACTTTTCTCTAGTTCTTTTGTAAAGTTATCAATACTGTCTGCTCCTGTATTACATAAGATACCCATACCTTTTATTGAGTCAGCAGTAAATGTTGTCATAAGTGCTGCCGTCTTCTGAGCATCTCCCATACCTTCTGTTGCCTTATCTACATCTCGTATAATATCAGTCATACTTCTAAAGTTACCATTAGCATCTTGAACTTTTACAGATGTATTACCTATTTGTATTGCACCATTTTTCATCTTTTGAGTCATATCTCTTATGATTGCATTTAAGGCAGTACCACCTTCACTACCTTTAAGACCTGCATCTGCGAATTTACTTAATATTGCAGTAGTTTCTTCTAGTGTCATACCTGCGTTGTGAGCATTAACTGCACAGTTCTTGAACGCTTCACCTAACATTTCTGTTGTTGTATTTGAGTTAGCTTGTGCATAAGATAGTACGTCTGCCATACGACCTGCTTGGTCAGCCTCTAATCCGAATGCAGTTAAATAATCAGTTACCAAGTCAGATGCTTGTGCTAAGTCCATTCCAGAGGCTGCCGCCAAGTTCAGTACTCCAGGTAAACCTGCTGCCGATTGTTGAGCATCCCAACCCGCCAGTGCCATATATCCTAACGCGTCAGCTGCCTCACTTGCACTGTATACAGTAGATGCACCCATCTGTTTTGCAGTATCTTCCAATAATTTTAAGTCACTACCAGTAGCTCCTGATAATGCTTTTACTTTTGACATTGAATGCTCGAATGTCATCTGTGTTTTAACAACACTTGCTCCCAGTGCCACCACTGGAGCAGTTACACCTGCTGTAAGAGCAGTACCTACACTTGACAAACTTTCCCCAGTAGCCTTTAAGCCACTAAAGCTACTTTGTGTCTGATTTACTTGCTCAACTGCTCTATTTAGATTACTATTAAAATCACTCATTTCCAATTTTAGGTGAGCAACAATGCTCCCTAAATCTACACCAGCCATATTATTCACCACCTTTATATAATTAAAAAACAGTAGAACCTTCGTCCTACTGTTTATTTTATTAGCTCATCAGTAAATCTAAACCAGGATTTTTAGTTTTACTCTCAATTATATCTTCTCTAAATATTGGTTTTTTAGTTTTACCTTCTTTGTCAGGCTGCATCCTATTATATAAATATGTAGCTGCCTCATCTATACAGTAACGACCATACACATCATCTTCATCTATACCTAGTAAGTCACTAGGTCTACATCCAAAGGTCTTAGCAGTAGAAATAACATTTAGTATTCTTCTACTTTCGAATAGAGGGTATGGCAGCATTTACATTTCCTTGTGCTTCGGCCATTATCTGCATCTTTTGAGTATCAGTAATCACGTCCTTAATTTCTTCATATGTAGGTTCAACTAGACTTTGTTCACATACTAAATCTATTATTTCCATTATATCTTTTATTTTGTTTTCATCTTGTTCAAATAGTTCCATTGATTTACCTTTGTTAGTTTGTTCAAATAAATCATTTACTGTTCCTAAAAGATTATTTGGAAGTTTTCCACTCATCAAAAGATTTAAAAGACTGGCTGGTTTTATTCTCACTGCTATTTTCTCACCAGGCTCAAATCCATCTATTTCTATTATTCTAGTTGCCTTTTTTCTAAATTCTCTTGCACTTATTACTTTTAATTCACTCATTGTATTCTCCTCCTATATACTTATATTATTTTCCTGGTGATGGGTCAGTTGGTAACTCATCAACAAAAGTTATTTCTTTTATTGGTAGTTTTGCTTTTGTGTTTTCTCTAGCTTTTATTTCAAACTCAGGAGCAAAGAATCCATCTCCTACAGTCATTGTAGGGAATTTTCCTGTACATTTATTCAATGTTACTTTAGCGTAGTTAACAATTGAGTCTCCGCTATAGTTAGCAACATATAAGTCTAGTTTAAATGGTTTTGCCACATTACCCTCACTCATCATTGGAGTGGATAATTTTTTAGTACCAGATTTAGTTCCTTCTTCTACTTTATATCCAGCAACAAGACCTGCCATTGTATCATCAAATTGATTATCTGTTAGTTTTATATCGTACCCATAAATTAAGTCCTCAGTTCTAACAACTGCTAAGATACTAACATCATTTCTTAATATATCTTCTTCACCTTCGCTAAGCACTGGTTCCAATTCTGCCTTTTGAGCAGTTTTTATATGAGCCACAACTCCTCCAGTTTTAGCTGCCCCTGTAGTTGGGTCAAGCTCAGTTATTACTGCCTTTTTAATATTGTACAATATAGCCATTTTATTTTCCTCCTATTCATTATCATTATAATTAAAAATTACTGGTGTTCTACAAGTTATAGAACACACATAACATCTTAAATCTTGGTCATACATATCATCGCTCATGTCGTGCGTGATTTCAATACCAGCTACATATAACGCTTTCCTAACTTTGTTTCTCAACGTATCTAGTTGTAGAGGGCTATGTGGAGTATAGATATATATAATCCAGTTATCCCATCCACAAAGGGTATTATCAAAACTTTGGTTAGCGCTTGTTCTCATTATTATTGCAGTATCTTCTGTGATACGTGCAGGACGGTCATGTACTGGTACTGTTCTCAACACGTTTTTTACTACATTATATATATTAAGTCGTGCGCTCAATTTTTAACCCTCCTTTAAAATAAGTTACGTATCATGCCTTTAAAATTACTTATCTCACTGTCTCTTGCTTTTTCTAATATTTTGTACTTACCATCAAAGTCAGCTCGTGTCTCTAAGTAGTAACCATAGTAAACACCATGTTTAATACTAATATCTAAATCGTTCTCAGTTACTTTATATTCACCTTTCAATTTATTTTGTGCTGTCTTAGTTCTATTTGTCCAAGGGTGATTAGCTTTTGCATATGTCTGCATATTTTTACTAATAGTACTACCTACTACCTTTAATTCAGCCTGCATTGTTTTGTCAAAGTTTTTTATCTTGTCATTGAATTCTTTAGTATCGAATGTTATTGTATTAGCCATCTAAATCAACCCTTTCCAATGAAACTTGGTATAATAGATTATAATGCACTACATCTATTATCTCCAGTACTTTGTAATAAGCATTTTCATAAACTATAAAATCATCTTCCTGTAATGGAAAATCTTTTACATATGTAGCATATAGTGTAGCATATGAGTAACCTTTAATGATACCTTGGTCATTATTAGTTACACTTTTACTTCTGCCACTGGAACTGTTATCTATTACACATTGTAAGTCTTGTATATAAGACATTTCTTCCTTTAATACTTTACATCCCATTGCATCCACTTCATATATATCCCTATATATTGGTACTTGATAACCATAATTATTTATGACACTCTGTACCTTTTTAATTACACCGATTTGTATTGATTGTCTATTGCTCATCTACTCTACGTGGCACCTTTCCAGTTATGGAGGTCGCTTTTCCGCCGTTTATGTCTTTGTTGTATTGGTCTAAAAACATCTTGGCCATATTGTTCCACATATCAGCACTGTTCTTTATTGTTATAGCACCAATTGTGATTTCATCTGCACTCGCTTTAGCTAAACAACATATATAGGCCAATTGATATATATTATCATACATAACCGCCATTGCCATTAGTTGTTCATCTGTAAATGTAGGATATTGGTCTTCCATTATCAAGACTTTTAGTTGGTCAATATTTACCACGCAACCCACCTCCTATAAAAAAATTGAGTAGGCTAAGCTGTATTGTTAGCCTTGCCTACTCTGTATATATAAGTGAATACAATGAGCTATTTAATTATGCGCCTATTTCTCCTTTTGCAGATACATCTATTACTGCACAATTATCTATTGCTTCAAAAGAAGGTATCATAACACATGATACAACAGTAACAACTTGTACTGGATGTTTTTCCTTGAATGTAGTAACAGTAGTACCATAAGCAGCTTGTGCCACTTGAGCATCTGTTCCTGACATTAAGTCAGATGCTTCAGGAGTAGTACCATATACAGTATTACCTAAGTTTCCACTTGGCATTAATACAACTTTATTATCAGGTATTAATGTTACTTGTCCTGTAGCATGTGCTAATCCAGTGGAGTGGTCTAATTTACCAAATTTCTTACTGTATACGTAGATTGATATTCCAGTTACTTGTTCAATGAATGATTTCTTTTGTTGTTCACTAACAAAGTAGTGCATTGTAGAATCGTCTGGATACATCATCTTTTGAACTGTATCACAGTTTATCATATTTAAAAATGTGTTTCTATTCATTACTGCTCTAGAAGGTCTTACACCAGTTTTTAATTCCATATCATCACAGATATCAATTAAATCTCTAACTGGGTCGCCAATAGTTTTAGATGCTGGTACCCATGGAGCTCTGACAGCTTTGTATAAGTTTGTCATACCATAATCATATACATAACGTGCTCTACCATCTGCACTAGCAACATCTATTTTACCGTCAACCATTAGTTGACAACGCATTATTTCTGCTTGAACTCTAGCACCTTCTATTAATCTAGCCGCTTCATCAAATATTTTTCTTATTAAAGGTAGTGCCACTGTGTTATCAGGGTGAGCTAATAATAGATTTAATTGTTGTCTATCTTTTTCACCAATTCTCATAGCTTCTCTAAAGAATGCCATTTCAGTAGCAACTGCTTCAAATCCTTCTTTTTCTCTCATACGTGCTTTAACATCGTATTCAGATGGTTGTAGTGCTACTGGAAGTCCATTAGCTCCTTTTAACCAACTTATATCAGTTCCCATACTAGTTCTTGAAGGGAAAAGTGTCTCAGCAAAGTATGGTTCTTTGTTTATTGGGTTTTCCTTTACATATGCAGCTATTTCTTTTGCGTTTATATAATCAAATAAATTTACATTTGCCATTTAAAAACACCTCCTAGTTATTTACCACGTGAATCAAATCACTAAATTCTATAGCATCTTTGTCACCTATTAATCTATCTTTTCTTACAAATCCATGAACTAATACTGCTGCATTAACATAAGGGTCTGTAACTGCGTCATAGTCTTCTATGTCTATTGTGTTGAATAATACTGCATTAGCTTTTGTTCCGTTAGCATCGGTAGCAGTAAAAGTTGGTTTTGTTACATTACCATCTGCATCCATATGAACTAAAGTACCTCTCGCAATAACTTTACCACTCTTTTCTCCATAAGTATCAGCATCTGTAGTTGCTAACTTAGCAAGTTCTGCAAAAGCTATTTTACCAGGTAAGTTAACATAGTGGTCAGGAAATGCTAAAAATTGTTTTTCTGGAGCTAATATTTTCTTACTTTTTAATTTTGGCATATAAGCCACCTCCTAAATATTATTTATCATTATTAAAGAAATAATTACTATCAACTTGTTGAGCTTGTTCGTTACATTGTTTACCTAATAGTGACCCAAAGTCACCTTCATGAGTAGTTTTACTACCAAAAGCATTTAAGTTACTTGGCTTTCCAGGAGAACCAAGATTTAAAAAACCCTTATTGGGTTGTGGTTGTGGCTCTGCATTATCAAATAGATAGGCCTTGTCCTTTTGTAATGCAGTTAACTGGTCTGTTAATCCTTCAACAGTACCATCATCTTTTAATACGACTTTTTCCATATCTAAGAATTTCATCAAGTCGTTTACATCTTTAGGTTTAGCCTCAGCTAACTCTTTATTTATGGCAGTTGTTAATTTCTCTTTTTTAGCAGCCGCTTCCATGCCGGCAATTTTTTCTTCTAAAGCTTTAACTTGTTTCTCAGCTTCAGTAGGATTTTTCACTTGCTTTTGTAAGGACTCAATCTCATCATTAGCCTCTGCTAACTCCGCTATCTTAGAATCTAAGCGATTTTTAGGTACATATTTATTGTCCTTACCATCATCTATCAGTACTTTGCATCCCTGTTCTTCTAGGGCTTTTGTTATAGCTAATTCTACCTCAGCTGCATTATCAAGTCCTGCTAAAAATTCTCTTAATTTTCTTTTCGCCATACTTACCTCCAGTTTAACGTCCATCGACGATTATATACAGTGTTTTGAGAAAACAAAGAAAACATTATTAATACTTAATACGAGGATTTAAAGGATATCCAAGAACCTCTTGTCGTATTTATATATTACATTCATTGGAAAAATATTAACTAAAATTGAGCAATAAAAAACACTCAACTGTTATGTTGAGTGTTTTATTATCTATTTAGTTTCTTCCTCCTCAGGTGGATATTTCTTATCATATTCTTCCGGTGTTAGTGTTAGTTCGGGGTTGTCTAGTAATACCTGATGCATCATCATTCCTATCCCGTCTATAACATTTTCAAAGTCATCATAGCTAAGTCCTAATACTTGTAAATCTATACCACGCTCAAACATCATTGCATGAGCTAGTTCGTGATAAAATGTTTGTATTAAACTTTGGTCATCTTGTAGTGAAGGGTCTAGTTGTATTGTGTGTATATTTTTATCACATATTCCCAAACACTGTCTACCATTCATTAGTATTGGTCTATCATTTATTTCCACTTTATAATACGCACTTCCAACTCTTACTTCTTCAGGTATTATCATATAAATCCCTCCCTATTTTATTATATCTTCATTTTTACCATCTGCATAAAATATTTCACCATAAGTTTTATTGCTAGATATACATCTATTAATTATATCAATTATTTGTTGCTCAGTAAGTCCTTCTACTTCCATTAATGGAAAGTATTCTTCAAATTTGTCTAAATAGTTTTGTAATTTTTCTCTCATTCTTATCAACTCCTTACATATATAGTATATAAAATCTCATCTATTTACTAACTACTTTTTAAATTGTTTTAATGTATCTTTAACTATTTTATCATATGACTTCATCATCTCAGGAAAGTTTTCATATAGGAATTTCCTAGTCTCTGGCTGAGTCATATTTGAACTAAGTTCCGCCCATAACTCACTAGATACCTCTATACAAGCTGACTCATACGCACTAATATTTCCATCTTGTTTTCTTGTATAGTAATTAAGGTCATGACCCCATTTTGTCTTTACAGCGCCGGCAGACATACCCTTGGCTGCGTCTTGTAATGCTATTGTGTGTACTTCATTGGCATGTAAGAAGTCAGCAAACTTACCATTAACTAGTGGAGCAGGAGTATTATCTAATGTCTTCTTGCCATGGAATTTTTCTTCTACCCATTTAGCTTTCCAATTATTCATATCTCGCTCAAAAGCTTGTGCTAACCCAGTAGGTTTTACTGCGTTCTTCAGTGTTATCTTAGTGTACATAGGTTCACTACCGCCTGAGAATCTATAATTTCTAACATTATCTCCAGCTCCTTGGTCATCTATTAAATGTCCCCACTCATGAAATAATACATTATATCTATATTTTTCCTCAAAGTATCTTAGTCTAAGGTTTTTATCATCATTTAAAGACATATGAATTTGTTTATCGTTAGGATTATAATAAGCACCACCACTTGATGAAGTACGTTTAAATTTACCTACAGTTAAATATAAATCTTGTATTTCTTCGGGAGCTTGTTTTAATCTATCTAATACACCATCTACAGTGTATTTTTTATTTCTTGATTTTAATTCTGTATGTAGTGTTTGTTTTAACTCAACATATTTAGCTGCACGCTCTTCTGTAGTGTAAATACCACGTTGTTTTGTTGTTCTCTTAGTAGTTTTAGGTTTAACGACTTTAGGTTTAGCTGTACCTCCAAGTCCTTTATACTCAGGTATTTTATCCATAGCACCACTATTCTTCTCGCCATTCGCCCATGCTCTCATGTCTTTAGCAATCTCCTCAGGTGTTGCCTCTTTGCCATTTATCATCCATACTGGTTCTAGCCAACACGCTCCGTTTGGATGGTCAAGTGGGATATCTTCTTTATCAACTATAAATATATGACCATCTCTAGAATTACATAAATCACAAGTTCTACCTGCCTCATGATTACTATGCCACTTTACTCCTCCCATGTATGGATTAACCTTTCTAGTATTGATTGTTTCTATCTGAGCTTGGTGTGTTATTGTAGTTCGTGCTAATCTTAATGACTCATAGTCTAGTCCACTACTATATTTTCTAGCATAACCACTACCTAGTTTTTCTCTTATCTTATTTCTACTCCAGGTATGATGACCACCCATAGCAAATTCTTTTAAGTTCTCAGCCATATCAGCAGCACTCATACCTTCTGCCATACAACTAGCTACAGCGTCTTCTATCTTCTCACCACTTGTATTGGTACAACTCCAAAGTCTTTTATCTAGTCCTTTTCTATCTTCATATACCTTTCCTCGTATTAATTGTTCTACAGTGTCTGCATTAACAATATCAACTAGTTTATCCACTTGGTCTTTAATTTGTTGATATCCATCGCCCATTAACAATTGCATCATCTGTTTATTTATATCAGATAAATCTTTAGCAGCTTGACTATTATATTTCATAACCACTTTTAGTAACTCATCATATATTTGTTGACTATATGCTGCCGTCAAATTCTTTACTGCTTTGTTATCTCCATAAGCATTTTTAATTCCTCTATTAATTGTATCCATATAAGCCTTTTTATAGACTTGTATTATCTGTTGTTGTTGCTTTTTAGTTAACTCTTTTGGTTTATTATTTAATTGACCATTAAGTGTTTTTAAATAGTCTATTGCATTCTGAGTATTCCTATTACCATCGAATTCTGTTCTTCCCAATACCTCCACCTCCTATACAATTTATTCTATTAAAAAAGGAGGTTTATTAACCCCCTTCAGTGCTACTTAATGTAGCCTTTATATTTTTCTTTTAATACTTTTCCTCTCTCAGCTATATCACGTCTAAGTTCTGTTATTGTGTCCATATAATCTTTTTCTTTTTTATTTACTCTATCTTGTATCTCTTGTGGAACAAATCCACGTATTTTTATCTGTTCGTTTATATCATATCTATTAGTGTATTGTATCTTCTTGAACTCAGCTAATAAATCTTGTAGTTGTGCCATCTCTCTACGTAGTTGATTGTCAGTGACAACTGTCACGTACTGAGCTCCACATCTACATTCAAATCCTCTAATAATGATACATCCTTTTAATATGGCCAACTCTTTTTCTCTTGGGTAAAACTCTCTGCCACATTTATCACATTTACATTTGAACTTCAATTGTTTTTCTCCTCTACGTCCTTTAGTCCATCCACCTTGTTTACTCATATCAATCAACCTCCTACACTTTTTTATCTACATATATAGTATAGAAAATTAATCATTTTTACTAATTGAGCCATTTAAATCGGCCATACTATTTTGAGTCATGTTGACTTTATCCATCTCATCTAGGATTTCATCAAACTCTTTATCAGCTTCCTCAGCAGAACCAAATTCTCTGATATAACTTTGCTTACTACGTACATTGGCTTCTACTTCTTTGATTGCTATTGTCTTAGTATCAACTTCATCATCTGGAATTGGATAATTATGGTCAAGGTCTAGGCTCACTTTATATTGCATAGATTTTTTAATAGTTGGGTCCTCTGGATATAAATCACTCTTTAATACTATTTCTTCAATTAATCTTAATAGCCATATAATCGCCTCATCCCATGTTGCCCATTTTTCTTCGCAACGTGTAATAAGGTCATCATATAACATACGTAGAGCTTTACCACTGGCCACATTTACTAAAGACTCAGGTAGTGGTTGTTCCATACATTCATACATATCTTTTTTCAATCTCTCAAGATAAGCATCGGCTGCTCCTTGGAAGGTGAACTCACTACCGACCTTTTGTACAGAGGCTTGTTTATAGCTACCAGTAGCAGTACCCATTCCTAAAGATGTATCAGTTTTTATATCTAGTATTGCCCCTGGAGCAATAACAATTCCATCTATTGAGGCACTATCTGCATCGATAAATGCAGTTTGGTCAAACATAGCAAATCTTAAACTGTCTCTGTAGTCACTGACAGTCTTGTTATAATCTATCTGCATATCCATTAAATCTTTGACATCACTACGTCCTCTAATATCACCAGTAAGTCCATCGTTGAATATAACTACACATGGTATGCAGCTCAACCCAGTATTCCATTCACTACGTATTTCTACTTGTTGCATTTGTTGTTCGTCTTGTTCTTCACCAGCAATACTACTATTTAATATGTTTGGTACTTCGGCATAGGCTATTGTGTTAGTACCATCTACTACCATATAAGTACACCAACATTCTTCGCCTCTCATCTCATAAATCCATTTATGCCATCTTTGTTCGTTTTGTAGTTTACCCACTGTACTCTCATCTTGATATGCTATCTGAACTTTAATTAGCTTGTCACAGTCGTTTGGGTCATACTCATATAGGAATTCGGGCATTGTATAAAATCTAAATTTGATAGGAGCATTGTCTATTGGATTGCCATAGTCATCTACATCTAACATCAATGCTAATAATACACGTTTACCTATAACACAGTCCATAAATGCTTTACTGAACTTATTCCAAAACTTTCCATCATCTAATATTTTCTCAAAGGCAATACGTTTATCATCAACTAGTGTTGGGTCAGTACCATCTACACTCTTTACTACTATAGTAGGTGGTACACTGGTCATAAATCTTCCTTGTTTCTTTAGTAGTTTCTTTGTTAGGTTTCTTATCTCTCTTGTGGGTCTATAATCTCTGTCTTTTACTGCCCATAGTTGTCCAGTTCCATCCTCTAAGTCGTCTTCTAATTGTTCAGGTCTACCTTCGTAGAACTCATAATAGGTTTTTACTTGCTGCAATTCTTCTAAGAATCGTCTGTCTGTACTGTATAACCCTACCAAAGCTCTATCTATACTGTTATACAAACTCATTATTATTTACCTCCTTTTAATCCTCTATTCCAAGCCGGTTTGCCATAGTTATGATTTTTTTCACCTAGTTGTGCTTCTCCAGCTCGTTTATTTCTTGTACCATAATTAACATTATATTTAGCAGTACACCACTCCAAATTTAAATAATGATTATTTGCAGGGTTTTCATCTAAATGATTTACTTGTGAATAATTATTTGGATTTTCTATAAATACAGCAGCTACTAATCTATGCACTTTACATGATTTGTATTTACCCTGATTTGATAGTATAACAATTTTATATCCATATTTATCCGTATTTTGCTTTAAACATTTGTGTTTACCTTTAGTTCCTCGATAGTTTAAACTTTTTACATTACCATAATTACTTACTTGATATAAACCTTCATAACCAGGTATATCTTTCCATATTTCCACTATTCTATCGCTCCTTTCCCTGAAAGCACTCTTAGTGCATCATCTAATGTTCTATAATTAATACTGTCAGTCATTACTGCATAACGTATTTTATCCATAGCATGGTCGTTCATTTTTAGTATTTCCTCCACGCCTTTGTCCAGTTTGTCTTCATCCCAACAATATGAACCAAATTCTTCAATATCACTTCTACAGCTTGGGTCTAATGTAAATCTATCTTGATTTAATAGATAACTCACTAGTTGAATTCCAAGCTCAACATTATTCTTAGCTGGCACTACTTTTATATTATGTCGTTGGAAGAACTTATTCTTCTTTACTTCTACTATTAGTGGAGCTGCACTTGGGTCAATCGTTATGTATTCAGGCATTACATTATTCTCTTGTATAAATGCAATTAAATCTGTCACGTACTCAGCAACAGTTTTCTGTCCTTCTTTTCTACCATTATGATAGTAACTTGCTATTTGGTGATATCTCTTTGTAGGAGCATAGTATCCAAATATTCCAAAGGTAGTAGCATTCTGAATACCAAAGTCAGCACTAATAAATATTCTCGTCCAATTAAGACTCAACACTTTAGCATGTCTATCAGGGTCAAACATTGGATATATAACTCCATCTGCCATTACCCACAGTCCTAATATAAATCTCTTGTAAAACACTCCACTGTACATTGATTTATATCTCTCTATGACTTCTTGACTTAAACTTAAATTATCTTCCATTGTAAAATGTATATGTAGTGCGTTTCTCTCTTTACTCTTTTGAACCCATTCTTGATTAAACCAGTGGAAAGGACTATCAGGGTTACAGTTGAACCAAAACTTAGCTCCTGTTACTGAACAACGAGCAGTCGCTTGATTGACAAAAGACTGTGGCATTAATGCTACTTCATCAAAGAATACTCCTGCTAATGTTATCCCTTGTATTAAGTCTTGTGAACTCTCATCCTTTCCACCAAATATATAAAAGTAGTTTATTGCTTTTCTAATATTACCTTGTTTTGTCTTCCATGTTCTGCTAATAGTTAATAGGTTCTCACTTCTATTGTCATGCACTACATAGCCTCTACTCATTAACATTTGTTTTAGTGGCTGAATAACATTACGTCTGCACGATGCTATTGTTTTACCACACAATGCAAAGTTCATACCATTATATCTCTCTGTAGCCCAGTTTATGTAGCTGAAACTCATACAGACTGTCTTACCACTACGTACTGCCCCATCACATATCAATGCAGTGTTGTTCTTATATCGTGGGTCTAGCCACCATGATAGTACTTGTATTTGTTTTGCACTAAATGGTTTCCATCTAAAAGGTACTACCTTATTAATCTTGCTCATATTCATCACCTTCATTGATACGTTTTAATGAGTCAGCTAATATTGCTACAAAGTCATCTTGTACACTCTCATCACCACCAAGTCCTGCAATAGCTTTTTTAAGTTCCATCTGTTCGTATTTCATCTTAAGTTCCATAGCTTCTTTAAATGGAATAGTACCAGTACACTCATCTAAGAATGTCTTTATGGCCACCATATTCTGTATTGCCTGAGCTAATTTAAAATGAGATATCTTTCCTTCTTTGTCTAATATACTACTACTGTTATCTACCATTGATTGTTCCCAAAGACATAGTAGTTTATATCCTGCTTGATAATATCTATCTACTAACTCTTTATTGGCATCTACATATACTGCTTGGCACTTATCAAGTGCTAGTTGTTTTGTTGCTTTTCTTTTCTCAGCCCAACCTTCACCATGTATCAGTTTACTCAATGTACTGTTACTTATATTCCATTTTTCACACAATTGTTTATGTGTCATATTAGCACAATAATCTAAGAATAATTGGTCAATCTCATCTCCTGTTAGTTTTGCTTTTCTTGCCATGTTATCACCTACTTCCTAAAATGTTTTGGAGTATTATGATAGTGAGTCAACTCCACTTCACCATCAATTCTCCTTTGTATTTGCTCTCTATATTTCTTACTATTACTCAATCTTACAAGGCTAACTAAAAAGTACTTGTTTACCTTCTTTGGTATCTTGTTATTGATAATACAATCAACTAAATACATTGCTTGTTTGTAACTATGAATGTGAGTATGTCCTTCATCCCACTCCTTCTTCGTATTATATACTACAAATTCATCATGTTCCTCTCTTTGGAATACTACCATATATTTCTTAGCAAATACTTTTTTCATAAGACCATCCTCCTATCACAAATTTATATTAGTTATCAGTAACAATTATTAATGTAAGAATTCCTATTTTATGTCTTATTTTAGTACAATTAAAACTCATTTAGGACTTAATTATATAGGTTTATTGTTCTATTTGTATTAAAAAAGGGCAATTAATGTACTATTAATCACCCTATTTGGTTGTTATTTATTTGTATTTATTATTATTTGGTAGTGTATATTCCGTAATTAATTGTGTAATATTATTAATAATTTTAGGTACATTCTTTGCTTCTATACAATCTTCCTCTAATAATGCTTGTATTACTCTTATTGTTATACTTATTGCTTCTATTAATAAGTCTTCACTACTACCATCTAATATTACTTCTCCATCTTTACTTTTAATCATATTACTCCTTACTTCTTTTATCTATCATTGCATTTAATAAGTCGTCCATATCTATTCCTGCATCCTTAGCTTCTTTTTTAAGTTGTTTCATTTCTATGTTGCTCATTATATGGTCATTCATTATAGGCCACCATTTTTCTATTAATACACTCATTGCATACATTTCCCATGTTAATTTATCCATATCTATACCTAATCCTCCTTTTATAATATCATTTACAGTTATTTCTTCCGCCTCCTCTTTTGGCTCCTCTTGTAGTGGTTTTATGTGTTGCACTGTTGTTGCTGGGTTGTTAGTATATTTATGGTTACTCTCCACCGCTATTTTTGTTGTTTGTGCTATTGTGTCTATCATATTAAACTTAGCAGTTAATTCATCAACACCTGGTTGTAAGTTTTCTTTATTTTGCTCCACTATACTATCAATCAATGAAGATTGTAATGCAGTTAATTCATATAATAAATCTTTTAATGTACCTCTTACTATTGCACCTTCCTTTACTATTTGTACTCCATTTTTAGTATCCACTGTTATTTTAATCATATATAGCCCTCCTTAATTATTTAAATTATTTTTTACTTGTTGTGCAAATTCGTCTATAAAATCATTTATATGCTCTTTATCTAAATTACCCCTTTCTACTAATGTCATTATTATACTTATTGTGGCATTTAATAATTGCTCCAATACATCTTCTACTTCTCCTTTAACTCTTGTTTTTACAGTTCCGTTTTTAGTTCTTTTTACTTCAATCATATTATTTCTCCTCCTCATTTTTAATATCAATAAAATATTTAGTTGTATCTAAATTACTTAAACTTAGTAATATGTATTTTAAATCTTCTATTGTAGAATGTCTATATATAAAACAATTCATGCCATTCTCTTTATTTACTACTCTTACTGTATACTTCACTATTTAGCCTCCTTACTATTTAGTTCTTTTTCCATTGCCTCTACAGCCTCTTTAATATGTTGTACTGCTGCGAAGTCTGAGTAGTCCTTTAAGACTACATCTCTGTAGCCCATTAGTAGGGCTACTAATTCATATTGAGATATTAATGGTTCTTGATGTGGTGTTACTTTCATCTTTACAAACGCTTGAACCTTTCCATTAATTGGTTTTAATTTACTCTTTACTTTTAACATATTGTACCTCCCGTTATTTTCTTCATTTATCTTACATATATAGTATAGAAATAATGCTCTATTTACTAAGTAGATATTTAATTATTTTCTATTGTTTCACTTGGAGATTCCTCAACATCGTTGTCTGTATTAGTTGTATCTTCAGGGTCTATACAGCTATCATGTACGTCCTTATTAGGATAATCTTCATCGTCATCATAATTTTCATGTCTATTCCATTCTTCTTGTTTCTTTTGTTCATATTCAGGTGTATAGTTACCATATTCATCATTTATTTGAGTACCATCTTCGTCATAGCAAATAGGATATTTACCTTGTTGTTCTTGTTGTTCTCGGTCTTCTTGTTCATGTATTTTTTCTTGTTTCTTAGCTTCATCTTCTAAATGTCCACCATTTTTCTTAATTAATCCTTTTTCTTGCATTTCGTCGTCTGTCATATCATCTTCATCTTTAGGTTGTTCTTTTGTAGTTTGTTCTTTTTTATCAGTGTCAGTAGTTTGTTGTTTTCTCTCTATTTGTTTGGCTTCATCTTTAGTTACTTTTTCTCTTTTAACGTTGCCATTTTCATCAACGTATTTAATTGTTACAGTGTCATCATCTTTACTGTCATTATTACTACTACATCCAACTAATAAACTTGCACTTAAAATACCTGCTAATCCTAAACTCATTAATTTTTTCATCATATTACTTACCTCCATTTAAACTTTTTATTTTTTTAGTATTGTATTGATGCTTACTTGTTTTGTAAGCAGTTAAGAAATTGTTATCTTTGTCTAATACAATTGTAGTATGATTCATTGTGTATATTAACTTGTTGCTTTGTTTACCAGTTACTACATCTTTGATGCCAGTTTCTAATGCTTCTAATATTTTAGTTTTATTAAGGCCATGCTTTTGATAACTATGAAGTAATTCCATCTTACCAAATTTTATATCTAACATATCCCCCATCCCCTTTATGGAGAGCTACTATTTAGTAGCTCTATTTATTTGGTTCCAAGTTTCTCCAAATACATCTTCTCCAACTTTATTAATCCAAAATGTTCTAAATGGTTTGTAGTTATTTTCTAACCAATTATTTATTTTGTTACAATCTTTACTATCATATACTGCTTTACATTCATTCACCATTATTTGTATTTCTTTTTCTAATCTTTTCATTTAATCCATCCCCTTTTTCTTATCTTTTATTAACATAATTATACATCTATTTATATAATTAATCAAGTGTTTTTTGAAAAAAAAATAAAAAAAATCCCACATTTTTTATGTGGGATTGTGAAGTACGTCTATTGGTTTTTATATTCCTTTTCTACTAACCATAATAAACAATAATTAGTTAAATCTAATATAGTGTCATCAATCTTCTCATCTTTTACCATTTGCTCAGGAGCGTTTGGATTACATAATGTCATTAATCTATTATATTTGTCTGTAATTCTTACTAGGAATGACAAATCACCAAATTTTTCATATGTGTCTGCAACACTATTACCATAGTCATTATTTTTCGCTTTATAAGTTTCCTCTAAGTTGTTTATAATATATTTGTATATATCCAATCTATCCATTTTAGCTTGTTTTACTGTTAGTGCCGGTTCTAACATATCTTTATTCCATACATAAGGGTTATTATCATTTGCTAAATAGTAATCACCCTCTCCATCTATATATTCTATAATATCAATTGTTCCTCTAAATGGTAACATGTCATTTATAACATTACATCCCCCATATTTTTCACCTTCTTGTATACTATCTTTTATTCTAACAACATCACCTATTTTATATTCCATACTATTTACCTCCCTTTGATACTATTAAAAAATATATAAGTCCTAACAATAACTCAGCCACCACTCCAAATATTAATACTTTAATTATCATCTTTATCCTCCACACATAATAATATCATAACTACTAACTAAAGTATTGCTGCTAATCCTAATAAACATCCCATTAATTGTATCATACTATTTTCCTCCCTTTAAATAATTGTCTAAGAACTGACATAAGTTTATTTTATTTCTATCTGAATAAACAATACAGTCAAAACATAAATGACAAAATTCACATTGTCTATGTTCTTTTAGTCGTTCAATATTGCAGGGTGCTAAGACCCTGCTTTCTATTTGTTCATTAGTGTAGTCATATTCGTCCATTTATTTCCCCTCCTTATAAGTTAAATACGCACATCCCAATGTTGTTGCTCCAATAATTCCCAAACTTACTGGGAATGAAAATCCAGCTATTATAGTAGCTACTGTAATTCCACCTATAGTAGCTAAGTTTGCAACTGTTGTATTATTCATCTATTTTACCTCCTTATTTTTCTTTTCTAATATATACTGCATATACGCTAATCTACAATCAGATGTCTCATATTGAGCTAGAGGACAATCTTTGCATCCTCTAGTTTTTTCATCATATATACTATCACAAAATAATTTTACTCTGTCTGTTAAGTCTGCCACTAATTCTCTATCAGTTTTACTTTTTCTTCGGCTCATATAATCCACACCCTTTCATCTCTGGACAATAACCTAACTTTTTACATTGTGGTACTAATAACTCTTTATATCTTGGTTCAACTGCAATTACTTCTTTTACCATTTGTTGAACTAAATATTTTATTGGTAACTCTGCTCTATTACATAATCTTACATTTGCTAAATGTATAAGACCTTCTATATTTACTGCAAAACTACAAGCACTTGCAATTCCTATTGGTATAAAAGTCCTTGCTATCTCGTTAGCACGTTCTTTATTAACTCCTGATTGTCTCATCTTATCTATTGTTAATTGATAACAAGTTGCTGCATATTCTTCACTGTAAAAATGGTCTTTAACTAGTAGAGGGTTTTTTCTTATCTCAGGAGCTGCGTATACGTCCATTCTATTCTTCGTTACATATCTTAGAGATTGAACATTTTTAACTACTCCTACCTCATGTCTTACTAGTTGGTCAATTGTAAAACGTGGAACTCTTTGTAAGTCAAATACAAAATATAGATGTCTACTACCACTTAAATGTCCACTCTTTAAACAATGAAGTCCTACTTTTTCCGCCTGCTCTTTTGGTGTGTCATAACATACACAAGCAAATTCTCCATGTTTCTTTATAAATTGTGCCGCCTCATCTTTATTAACTAAAGTTACTTGAAAATTATTTTCTCCAAACATTATCTCATTACCTCCTCGTATTCTTCTTTTGTTATATTAACAACTTCACCACATCTAACACATTTCACAAAATAGTGAGTTGGTACTAATAACATTAATATTGCTAATATAAAACATATTGGAGCACCTATCCATCCTATTATTGGAATCCACATCATACAACCCCCTATTAGGAAGAATATAAAACTATAACTACCCCTGCCCATCTTACAATACTCTACATCACCGTTACATTTTTTACATCTTCTTCTCATACCACTTTACCTCCTTTAAACTCTTTTTAATATCTTTTTCTAATTTATTTAACGTTTTCAATACTGTCTCTAAATCTTTTAACTCAGTTTCCAAGATGCCTATTCTTAAACAATCAACTAACGCTTTTTCTAATGTCGGATAATATCTCTCTTTTGTTGTATATGTTCCAACTTTACTCTTATAAGTTTGAATTAATACATAATTCTTATCTTTATCAGTAGTAATTTCAAATTCTTTGTTTATTTTCATTACTATCATCTCCTTGTATATAGTATAGAAAAATTTAACATTTTACTAACAACAACTTAAAATTTCTACTATTAAACTATAACAAGCCATTACACCGTCATATTTACCAGTTTTAATCCCTTTATCATATTTCTGTACCAATCGTAGTGCAGTAAGTAATTTAGATGGTTCTATACGGTTATCACGTAGAATATTATTACATATCCAACTATTAATACCAGTTACTTTACTAATATTCTTCTCGCCTCTATATCCTTCTACTAATACACATTTATGAAGTTGAGAATATATCGCATATATAATACCCATTACATTATTTTTATCTTCTAGTAACTGGTCTAACAATCTAAATGTTAACTGCTCATCTTTTCTCATTACTGCATCAGCTAACTGGAATACAGTTACATCTTCTTTTGTTGGTATATACTCATCTACTATCTTTTTATTCAATTCTTTTATTCCCGCTCTCTTAAATATATCAAGATAATTATTTATTGTATTCAAGTCATTATTACAGGCTTCAATAAAATATTGTTTATTACTCACACTACAGTCCATATTGACTACATTTAATAATTGTTTTGTAGTCATATGATTGAATTCAACTACACAATCATTTAATTCTTTTATGAACTTCTTACATTTATTTGGTGTTGTAACTTGTATTACTAACACTGCATTTCTAATCCTATCACTTATACTGCTCCACGTTTTCTCACTCTTGATAAAATCCATATCATCTCTAACTACATATACTGCAAATTTTCCACTTATTAATTTACTAGTTATTTTGTTATAGATGTCTGCCACTCTATCTACTCTTATTACATTGCCCATCTGTTTTAAGTAGATATTCTGTAACTCTATTTCTTCTCCAGTAAAAATATAAAAGGGAAGTAAACTACCTTCCCTTATTTGTGTTTGTAAGTCTAATAAACCTAACATAATTTTATTCCTCCTACTATTTGTACTAAGTACCATATTGCTATTGAAATTACTATTGCACTCATCCCGTCAATGTCTCTATCTCCTATTGTTTGTGTTATCCAATCAATCACTATACTCATCGCCATTATTAAACACATAAAATTAAATATTATCATACTAGTTTCCTCCCTTTTGTTTTTTTCTTTTTACTCCATGTTTCTTGATATCTTGTTTTTCCCTTTGGTTGTGTTCTTGTTTCATATATAGTATATTATTTAATGTTATTTTGCTAAACTCATCTACAAATAATTTTTTATTTTTCTTACTTATGATAATTCCATTCTCATCTTCATTGATAGCACATACAGTTTCAAAATGTCTAGTAGCAAATCCACGAACATATTTCTCCTCGCTATACCAGGCAAAACAATCTTTATAAGCCTCTGCAAATTGTTTGGCAAACTTTTTAATTGCTCTTGCATCATTTTGTAATGGTAACATATACATCCCTCCTATTTATACAAAATACCAATAATATCCGTATATAGCATGATTTTTACTATATAAGGCATATGATATACCACCTTGTGTAGCTTTAGGATAACCTCTAGTCTTACACCATTCTGCTGCATCCTTAACACTATTAAATATTTGTGTTTTATCTCCGCTTTGAATACTTATACCATACACCTGTTTTCTTGTTTTTCGGGCTTGTAATTCTCTACAATTACCATAATTAACATTATATTGTTGAGTACACCACTCTAGGTTATCTACATTATTATTAGAACGCTTACCATCTTTATGATTAACACATGGCAAATTATTTGGATTAGGTATAAATGCTTGTGCTACCAATCTATGAATTAAATAATGTTTACTTATCCCATTACAATATAAGTCAATATAGTAGTAACCTAATTTATAAAATTGTATTTTCAACTGTTTACCAGTTTTAATATTTCTAATATTTCCATTATTACTAACTTGGTACTTATTTTCATAACCTTTTATATCTTTCCATATTTCCATTAGCGTAAACTCCTTATATTAAGAATAAATATATCAAATATCAATGGTTTATTGGCTCCTCTTATTCTTAAGTCCCATAGAGCTGAGCTAGTATATTCTATCATCTTATAATCTACATAGCTATTATGTTTCTGCTCATCTATTACTACTTGTTTAAACAATTCTAAAAATAATTCCACTGGATAGCCATCATTCTCTTTAAATCCTATCGGATTACATATCTTAAAAGCATTGCCAGTGCTGACCTTCAATATATTGTTGTATACCTTTAATGCGTATTGATACATATTAATAAAATCTTTATCAACATATTCCAATATCTGTCCAGGTGTTGTGGCTACTCTACATAATATATCTCTAGGTACTTCTCCTAAGTCATATAAATCAAAGATGTCATTTAACTCATGTACACTGTAATTGTCCATTATTAATAGTTTTGCTCTACTACGTATTGTAGCTAATAAGTTATCTATGTTTCTTACTCCAATCATTATATATCCCTTACTAGGTGGTTCTTCTGCTAATTTAAGAAGTGCATTCTGTGCAGGTATAGATAACTCATCTCCCTTCATATAAAATAATGTCGGTGTTGATATAGCAGTACAGTCTTCTATTAACTGTCTAATACCTTCTATATTATTCTCTACTGATACATAATTGTAATGGTTATTATTAGCTATTTGTTTACTCATCAAATACTTTCCAGCTCCTCTATCACCCCACAATATAAAAAAGTGAGGGATAGGTTGACCATCCAATTTAGCTTGTAATTTACTTTGTCCTATTATTTTAGACATAAGATTATCAACTCGCTTTCAATCAAATTTTTAGGATTCTGCTCATATTTTATTTTGTCTAATAAGTTATTTACTCCGTCCAGTATATCTACTAAGTCATATTTTGAAGTATTAGTTGCTATGTGGATACATTGTCTCATTATGTCAGTTGGTATCATTGTTAGTTCTTTATTTCTTGTTATGTTCAGCTTACATAGGTCTAATACAAACTTATTTAAGTCCTTTACAAATAGTTTTAAGTCTTTGCCGTCTCTGTATATACTGTCTATTATTTGTATTGGCTCATCCGCTTGTTTATTTATAATACCTTGTACTATCTTTAATAGATGTTCATAGTTAGTAATACCTAGACAATCTAATACAGCTTGTAATGTAATATCAGTTGTGTAACCAAGTACTGTATCTAGTTTCATTATGGCATCTCTCATTCCACCATCAGCCAACTTAGCTATATACTCCAATGCCTCTATGTCATATGTTATATATGTGTCTTCCTCCTTTAGTATATATTTCAATCTCTGTACTATCTCAAACTGAGGAATACGTTTAAAGTCAAATCTTTGAAGTCTACTCAATATAGTGGCAGGTATTTTATGTGGGTCTGTAGTACATAGTATGAATATAACTCCTTTTGGTGGTTCTTCTAATACTTTTAAGAGAGCATTAAATGCTCCAATGCTCAACATATGAACTTCATCTATTATATATACTTTATATTTACTATCCAAACTTTTCATTCTACAATCATCAATTATACTACGTATATTATCAACACCATTATTACTAGCACCATCTATCTCTATTGGTTTTCCTTTACCTCCATTTACATCATTGGCAAATATTCTCGCACTGGTAGTTTTTCCAGTTCCTGCACTGCCACAGAATAAATACGCTTGTTTTATCTCTCCAGTTTCCAATTGGTTAGTTAATACCTTTTTTATATTATCTTGACAAACAACATCTTTAAATGTTCTTGGTCTGTATTTAGTTGCTAATGCTTCCATATTATAACTCCTCCTTTAATCTCTCAATATAATCTTTTAAATCTTGTAAAGGTATTACTGCATATTCTTCCCCTACTTTTCCAAAGTCAAATACTAATGCAGTATAAGGTCTATGCATTGCTAATGATTGTTGTTGTAGTTTTGTCAGCCACTCCTTTTTTATCGTGAACTGAGATACAGGCTGCATTTTAGTTTTACATTCCACTAAATAAAAGTTATCAACTAGCACATCACCTTTTTTAGTGTGGCCAGCTCCACTATTTGGTGTCACTTCTCCATCTAAGTAATTTGCTACATATTGCTCCTGTTCATCACTTTTACTTCTCGTACTCATTAAAAACACCTCCTATATATAGTATAGGAGGTATCCCTTATTCGCTAACTTGGTCTTTAACTTTTTTAAAAAAATCTTTTACTACTCTTGATACATAAGCAGGTGATACACTGTACTGATATGCTATGTATGTACCTTTTATGCCACACAGATAATCCGCTATTATAGCACGTTGTTTGTCATTCTTTACATTCTTCAATTCTTCCCTAATAATCTCTTTTAACTCACGTACTAAAGCACTAAGCTCTACATCTTCTTTACTCTCTAAATAATTCTCTAATGATGTGTATCTAATATGGCCATGATGTTTGAGTTGTATATATCCATCTATGGATAATATCTTATATATATTCTGTTCACCATCTGTAGTATATCTATTATGTTTATCTATCCTATTTCTGTACTGTCTCAACTCTCTTTTTATTGATGGATAAGCAAAAGTTGTGAATAATGTACCATATGAAGGGTCATAATGGTCTACACACTTCATTATACACTGCCATGCAACTTGGTACATTTCATCTCTATCATTATATAATTTATAGGGTTTTAATAAAGAATATATCATATTATCTATGTACTGTGGTAATTCATTTATCGCCTCTTTATCTCCGTTTTTATATTTCATAACAATTTCCTGGCACTTATTTCCATTATTACTCATCTAACATCACCTCATTTAGTCTAGTTAATAATTCATGCACTACGTCTTCATGTTCATGTAGATAATTAATAAATCTAGTCATACCTTGGAAGTTCAGTTCATTCCCTTCTTTATCTAATACTATATTACCTTGCTCATCTATTACTCTATACCAAGAACCTGCTTGTTGTACTATTTTATAAAACATACAAACATTAATCATATCGTATAGTGTATCTACACCCTCTAAATATTTTAGAGTGTAATATCCTAGTCTTCTATTTGGTTTGCATACTTTAGTTTTAATTATCTCCATGCCAACTCTGTTGCCGGCAGGATTTTCAGCTTTACTACTCAACTCTTTATTGTTCTCATCTAATAATGTATCTTTTCTAAATCTGATTCTTAAACTACAAGCATGTTTCCATCCTTTTCCTCCAGGTGTACTTATAGTACTGAACATACTACCTAAGTCTTCACGTATTTGATTAATTCCTATGAACGCACATTGATTTACTGTTAGATGAGGTAAAATTTTACTACAAAATACAGTCAGTGGTTGAGATACACCACCATACGCTTTCTTTTCCATACTCTCATCAAATATTTGTTGAGGAACTAGACATGGTATACTATCTAATACACATAAACCTACATTACCAGTTGATATTAATTCAATTATTATTTGTAGTACCTGTTCAGCAGTCTGTTCTTGTGGTCTTACTAATATCATCTTCTCTGTATCTACTCCAAGTAACTTAGCCCATTCAGTATCCAATGTTTGTTCTGTATCTATATATAGTACTAATTTTTCTCCTTTTTCTTGTACTTTATCTAGTTCTGCACTCAGTTTATTAATATCCTTTTGAGCTTGTTTTGTATTAGTCTGTTGTAATAGTTCTATCTGTTGTATCAATTCACCAACTTTTTTAGAATACACCTCAGCGAATTTCTTTTGTGCATTACCACAAATATCAAGAGCAGATGTTGTTTTTCCTCCACCTTCACCTCCAAAGAACTCAGTTATTTTTCCAATTGGTATTCCTCCATATGTCATATAGTTTGCCATTGGTGAACTAAAAGGTATTTTATCTACCTCTATTATGTCAGTACCTTGTTGTATTATATCTGCTCCAAATTTTTTATTTAATGCAGCCATCTTTAAATCTATCTCTCTCATTAATAAACACCTCCATCTATTATCTCCACGTCAACTTCTACTATGTCACACCAATCCAGGCTTACTACATAAAACCCTATACGTCCATTTTTATCACCAATTGGACGAACAAATTCACCATCACATTCATCTATCCATTCATATGTATCCAGTTTTTCCTTAGTGTATAAAGGGTCACCTTCAAAATCTTTATATAATTTTTCTTTATTAAAAACGTATGCCATATTAATACATCTCCTTTTTAGTTTCTTGGTATTCTTTATATAGTTCTCTTACTTTGTCTCTAGATTTAGGGTCATGTTCCACGTGTAACACTTTACTATTTTTACAACCATCTTTTATAAAATCATATATAAAATCATCTCTGAATCCTATCTCCTCAGCATCTTTTACATCACCTGCGTATATCACTTTATCTAAGTTACTCCATATTATCGCAGACATACACATTGGACAAGGATATCCAGTGGCATATAAAGTATATCCAGTTAAATCGAATGTATTTAATATCTTACAGGCAGTTCTTATAGCACATATCTCAGCATGAGCAGTTGGGTCATTATCACCTAATACGTGATTACTATCTACACAAATTATTTCTCCAGTTTTACTATTTACTATAGCAGCTCCAAAGGGACCACCTATTCCTTTACTCATAGTCATTTTAGCTTGCTTAATTCCCATATCCATTGGTTTACTCATACTTATCACTCCTTACAGTTTATTCATCTTACATATATAGTATAGAAAAAGTGGGTGATTTACTAACCACCCACTTTGTTTTATTTACCAGTTGTTCCATAGCCTCCCCTGTCTTCATTGCCTAAAATCTCAACTTCATCCATATCTACTGGTACACTTTTTTTCACACTTATCTGAACTAATCTATCACCTTTTTTAAATGCTCCATATCTAGTACTATAAAACATTGCTAACCATTCATCATTATCTCCACAGTAAGTATCATCAACTAATCCCATGCTATTAGTAAGTAATAGACCAGTATGTTTAAAGGTACTACTACGAGGTAATATATATCCCTCGTAGCCTTTTCCCATGTCCATAGCAAATCCTAAATTGACTACTATTATATCTCCAGGTGAGAACCTTATTATATTACCTGTAGGTTCTACACCATTTACACTCGCAGTACGTACATAACAGTCATACCAATTACCATTTTTACTTTGTGGAGCTTTACCACCTTCAAATAATCTCACTTTTACTTTTTTATTTGCCATTAATAATCCCTCCCATTGGCCATCATATTATTTCTTGTTACATTAAACTCATTAAGTCTTAAGTTCATTAATTTCTTCAAGCTACTGTGTAGCATATCAGCTATATCTAATTTCTTCTCACATTGTTTATATACTCTTATATAGATGTCTTCAATAAATTGTTCTTCTTCCACCATTAGTTGAGCATCACTTGTTTTAGCTGCCACTGTACTCTCATCACTGTGCATATAGGCAGTGTTAAAACGTGTTTTCTTTTGAGTCTTAGCTGCATCAACTCTAACTCCTAATACTTGCATTTTGTCTATTAGTTCATACATCAACACTGGTAATAGTGCTATATATTTCTCCAAGTCATCATTACTCAGTGTAGAGGTATTTTGTAGTAGTTCTTTAACTTCATATATACAATCATCCAATGTACTTGTATATTTTTCACTAATAGTTAATGCGGTATTAACTACATCACCGCATTGTTTATTGAACTCTTTTATAATATCCAATTTACTCATTATCCGCACACTCCTTCAACTGAGCCATTAAGAATATTCTACTGTTAAAAGTTTCCTTGTCCAATTTAAAATTTATCCTTTGGTATTCCACCGGTAGTCTACAAACATTAACTATTATTGCACAATCGTTTATAGTTAAACTTTGTTTACCTTGCTCCATTTTTCTACGTATTGTACTCCATGGTATCATAAATATTTCTTTATAATCTCTGAACTCAACTACTATCATTGGATTACAGCCTTTTATATGGCTGTAAAAATCCAATTGTTCCTTTTGATTGTCTGTTATATTACTAAAATCAAATCTACTACCTTTTACACTTTTCAACTCAAATAAGTACTGATAAGGGTATCTGTAGTAAATAAAATCACAAGGATTCTTTACTCCTGCATATCCATTAGTAGTATCGTATAATCTTACTAATTCTTTTCCAACTCCCTTCTTAAAGTTATTCTCGAATTTCTTACCATAGTTCATGAGCATCCTCCTTAGCATAGTGCCAGTGATAGCCACCAGCAGTTTTTCTTTTCCCTTTACAAACAGCACTAATACTGGACTGACTAATTCCTGTTTGTATACTAGCTTTATTTATTGATTCGTACTCAGCATTAGTTTCCACACATACAACCTTTAGAGCTTTAGTCGATTTTAATAACCCCGTATCATATGCGTGTTTTACATTATAACTAGCAGTACACCACTCCAAATTATATAAGGCATTATTTTGTTTATTACCATCAATATGATTAACATAAGGTAAATTATTTGGATTTGGAATAAATGCCTCTGCTAGTAATTTATGTAAACATTTAGGTACTACTTTTTCTCCATCAAACAACATAACTTGATAATAACCTGTATTATTGAGATGTGGTTTCATATATTTAGGTGTAGTACTTCTTAAAGATAATACGTCACCCTTTGTATTTATAAAATACATTGGAAAATTATTTATTGGTTTCCATGCTATATTCATCACGCATACACACTCCTTGGTATTTACAGTACGTGCATTTTGGCTCTTTTGGAGGTACTACATTTAATCTCACACAGTCATCTACGTACTGTATAGTATCTTCTATATTATCAATCATTTCTTGTGGCACTTCGAATAAATAACCTTTTTTACTGCAATTATCTCTATTCTCATAGATGAATATTACTTTCGGTACTCCTATACACATAGAATAACAAGCTGCTTGTAATTTGTGACCTTGATGTGGTTCATCGTGTGAGTTATATTTATGTGTACTCTCAGTTTTAATCTCTATTATATAGTACGCTCCTTTATATAAGACTAAGCCATCACACATAAATCTCATATTATATTTCTTACTGAATAACTTTGTCTCATTTCCTTCTTGAGATACCACCTCAGGGTCAGTAGTTCCTTGTGAGTGTAAATACTCAGCTACATTAATCCATTTACAATTATTAGTGTATTTTGCCATTTGTTGTATATAATCTTGTATTGTTTCATGTCTATCAGTTCCACTCTCACAGATACCAATTAAATTTAGTCCACTACTTTGTTCATCTGGCTGAGCACCTATCATCTGATAATATAAACCTCTCTTACAACCAGCTATCCCACTAGGTTTATAAGACCTAGTTGGGATGTAGTCACTCTCATTCTCCTTCTCTATTGTGTATATTAAGTCATTTACAAACTGTTGTGCTATTTCATTACTCTTTTCAGCTCTAACCATTTTGGCTATTTTATTCAACTTCATATGGAACCTCCTATTCTTCATCGGCAGTTGCCAACAACATTATACTATCTTTAGTTTGTAGTTTAAGTGTTTCCTCTGTACCAAATTCTATAGTTACATTAGGTTCATCTACTGCAGTAAATAAGTCCTTCATATAAGCGCTATTTACACTGATAATAAATGGCTCTGATAAATCTATCGGCTTAGTATATTCAATCACTTCTAGGGACTTACTAGAAGTTGATATGACCATATTAGTTTCACTAAATACTAAATCTATAATACCTTTATCGTATATACCTATAAATAAATCTAATCTATCTAATGCTTGTAAAACTTGCTTAACGTCTACTTCACAAGTATGTGGATAATTACTATTCAATAATGGTAATACATCGGGATACTCATCTGCTCCCTCTTGTAAGGCTCCAGTAATAGTTACATTTTGTCCTACTGCTCTCAATGTTGTACAATCTTTATCTACCATAAATTTTATGTTCTCAACATCTATTGATTGTAATAAGTTTGCTAATGTTGGAGGTATTAATAATTCTATTTCTTCTAAATCTTTACCGTCTAACTCAGTACTATATACTTTTATTGCATCAGCAGTAACTATCTCACTATCTCTTACTAAGTAACTAAATAATACACCATCTGTTGGTACATTACTCTTAGCTTTAGCGCCACTAGTTATTGCATTACTTAAAGTTGTATAAGTTACAGTAAATTCTTTATCAGCATCTATGTCTAAAGTTGGATAAACTTCATCATTAACTATTTCAACTTTGTAATTACCATTACCTTTTACTTCTAAGTAGTTATCTGTCAATTTAAGTGCCACTGTATCTTTAGTAGTTTTATTAATTAATTTACTAAATTGGTCAGCTTTTACTATAACTGACATTTTCTCATCACATTCTGTTGGGTGATTAATTGTTATGAAGTTTATGCCGTCTGTTGCTCTCAATGATAATCCTTCTACACTAAAATCTAACTCATAGTAATTAGTTATTTCTAATATTTTACTTGGTTTACATCCACTTACAGCTTTCAACATATCTTTTAATATACTTGTATTTACTTTCATAATTTTCCCTCCTAAAATAATCTTTTTTGGTATCTGTTATTACCTTTATATTTATAATTATCTGCCCAATCTTTAAAGTAATTTATATTGTATAATTGTCTGCTCTCTTGGTTTTCCATACATTCTTCTATTGATGTTCCATATAAAATACACTGCTCATCTATTTGTCTCTGTACTAACTGTGGTAATTTATTGTAATGACTGGTTTTGTGTTGTACTTTTGAAGATACACATATTCTACCATATTTAGTACATAACTCTCCATTTATTGCCGCCATTAACCACGTTGTACTGTCTGCACTCTCAAAGGGATAATTTTCTAATATGTCTAAGTTAGTCATCCCAAACGCATGAACTTTTACTTTTGGATTCTTACTTTGTTGTATAATCTTAAAACATTGTTTATACCAGTCTTCTTTTACTGAGCTGGCTAATCCAACAGTTCCACCAAGTCCTATATATGGAATATGTTTCCCATGAAACGTTGCCTCTAACATATTTTGTAGATGTCTAAAGTCTTCTCCAATATGAAATACTGGTAATAGTTTATCTTTGTCTCTTACTTGCTCTCTCATATATAAATAATTGTGCCAAGACTTCTCAGGTGATTCACGTTGCTCTAATAATGTAGGTTTTCTTTTTAACTCACCTGGAATGTCATCTACACTTGCAAACAAAGTAAATTTGTCTGTATTATCATTTATAAACTTTATATAATCTTCTACGTCTATATGTTTATTTTTACTCCAAGCACTGTATGCTCCCGAGTCTATAAATAACTTATTATTGGACATTACTTCTAAAAACTTCATTATAGCTTTTCTGTCATTTATTTGTGAAAATAGTACATCACATTCTCTCTTTATTATTATGTCATTCTGAGTATTTACTTTACTTCCTGCTAAATATAAGTTAAAACTCACTCAGCTCACCTCCTAAAATAATCTCTTTTGAAACCTATTGTTACCTTTGTATTTATACTTATCTGCCCAGTTTTGTATATAATGAATATTAACAACAGTTCTCAAGTTAGTATTTTCTACACATTCTTCTAATGTCAAATTACATTCAGCTATTTGTGATTCCACTTGTTTCTGTACATCTTTTGGTAATTTTAATATGTGGTTTGGTCTGTGTTGAGCAGAATTAGATAAGCCTACAACAACATATTTTGTAAGTATATTTCCATTAATTGCCAACATTATCCACGTAGTACTATCAGCCCTTGTAAATGGATAATTCTCTAATATATCCAAACTAGTCATTCCAAAGGCGTGTGTTTTTATATTTGGATTATCACTCTCTTTTATCACTTTAAAACATTGTTTATACCAATTACTCTTTACTGAACTTGGTCTGACTCCAACTGTTCCTCCTAACCCAATATATGGTATATGTTTTCCGTCTAATATTGTATTACACATATTACTCAGATGTTTGAAATCTTCTCCCATATGAAATACTGGTAATAATTTGTCAGGTTCTTTTACTCGCTCTCTCATATACATATAATTTTCCCACGATAATAATGGAGATTGTTGTTTCTCTTTTAGTGTTGGTGTTCTTGTTAATTCTCCTGGTATATTATCTACACTAGCAAACAATGTTAACTCATTGGTATTTTCATTTAAGTAATTTATATACTCATCTGTATCAATACTCTTACCTCTTGACCAGGCACTGTATGCTCCACTATCTACAAATACTTTTGTACCAGGTTTTTCTTTAGCTTGTTGTAACCATAATTTTCCTCTACTCCTATCACGTAGTTGAGAATATAATCTACAACTTCCTCTTGCCATCATGGCTTCATCGGCTTCAATATCTCTCACTCCTGCAAAGTATAAATCAAAACTCATGTTATCAACTCCTTTTTAATTACATATATAGTATATAAAAAGTGGCCAGTTTACTAACTGACCACTTAATTTTTTTATTTAAATAATTCATATGCTTCTTGTCTTAATTCAATATTAGTTTTAAATCTACCTCTTATAGTTGCAGTTCTTGTTTTAGCTCCACGAGATTTAATTCCTCTCGCAGTCATACAACTATGCTCACCTTCTACTACTACAATTATATCTTCTGTATCTAATATCATCTGTAGTATATCAGCAATATCTTCTCCAATACGTTCTTGTAATTGTAGTCTCTTAGCTACCATATCGCTTACTCTAGCAATTTTACTAAGTCCTATAACTTTACCGTTTGGTATATATCCAACACTGACAGTCATATTATACATTAAAGCTAAATGGTGTTCGCAATAACTAAAAATTGGTATTTTACTTACTGTCACTAAATCATCTGCTCCCTCATCATAAAAACATTTATCGAACATCTCAGCTATTTCTTCGTTTGTATAGTTCATTCCTTCAAATACTTCTTGATACATTTTAGCGACTCTTTTAGGAGTCTCTTTTAGTCCTGGTCTGTCTGGGTCATCTCCTAACGCCACTAATATATCTCTTACTGCGCTTTCAATTTTCTTAGTATCTATCATATTATACACCTCTCATATTTGGATTCCATATTATTTTATGCAATTGTACTTGTACTGTTACATTATTTAAATTATTATCTAATACATATTCAACTAATTCTTTTGGTTCTATTGCACCAAATACTGGTGATACATAAGGACGTGCTTTACACTCACTTTCCTTAAGTATATATTCCATTTTTTCTAATTCATTATAATTACTAACTACAAATTTTATTGCATCCTTAGGTTGTAATAAATGTAAATTCCATAACTTCATTTCACCTTCCATACCACTACACGCACATTTATAATCCATTGTGAATATTACTTTACTATTATGTTTATATTCCCAAAACTTATCTAAATCAACTGCTCCATTAGTTTCTATATTTACTTCAACATCATTAGCTATTAAAGAGTTGATTAAATCTTTTACATTCTCATGTATTAATGGTTCTCCTCCAGTTAATGTTACACGTGGAACTCCATATGATAACACTTTTTCTAATATGTCCATTAGTGTCATTTCTTTATATTCATTGTTTTCACAGCTATAACGTGTATCACAGTAACTACATTTTAGATTACATCCATACAATCTTACAAACACTGAACTCAACCCAGTTCTAATACCTTCTCCATCTATACTGCAAAATATCTCATTTACTTTATACATTTTATCTTCCACCGTTACATCCCCCTTTAACTTCATATATCGCAGTGTTATGAGCACTTTCCTCAACGCTTACTCTAGTACATTTTACATATATGCCATCAAACATACCAGTTAATTGGTCAGCTATCCATTTAGCAATATTTTCAGCAGTCGGATTAACTCCAACAACATCATTTATAAACGCATGGTCTAATTGGTTTACAACTCTTTTTATGTGAGTAAAATCCATTACCATTCCATACTCAGTTAATTCTTCACTCTCTATTTGAACTTCTATATTCCAGTTATGTCCGTGTAAATTACTACATTTACTTTCATAAGGTAAATCTAATTTATGAGCTCCTGCAACTTCCATTTTCTTTATTATTTTATACATATTATTTTTCCTCCCAATCTATTTTTATTTTATATGGTACAGAGTCAACTGCGTCATTCGCTTTAAAGGCGTTTATTCTGTCTATACAAGTTCCACAAGTACCACAACATGGTCTCTCACCTTCATAACAACTATGTGTCAATTCATATGGCACTTTTAAATCTAATCCCAAACGTACAATATCTTTTTTAGTCATATTTACAAAAGGAGCATGAACTCTAACTTTGTCATAAGTACCAATTGATATAGCTTTATCCATAGTCTCAGTAAATTCAGGACTACAGTCAGCATAGGCTTCACCAGCCGCGTCATCTGCATGAGCTCCTAAATATATAGTAGCAATTGTGTCTGGTTTGTCTTCAACTAGACTCATCGCTATGGCAGCTACACTACTTAATAATAATCCATTTCTAAATGGTACATAAGTTCTCACCATTCCCTCTCCATCTTTGACTATTTGGTCTGCATAACTCTCATGTCTAATTTCTTCTGTACTATTAGATAATAAAGAACAGTTACTATATGCAAATATTTTACTTAAATCTATTTCTATATGTTTTACATCATAATACTCAGCTATATCTTTTGCACATTTCAATTCAATACTGTGCTTTTGTCCATAATACGCACTAACTGTAACAACATTCTCTTTTCCATATAAATCTACTGCTAATCCCACTGCTGTTGTACTATCTACACCACCACTATTTAATACTACTGCAATTTCTTTACTCATTATTACACATCTCCTTTTTCTTATTTGTTATACATATATAGTATATAAAAAACTCGGCTTTTACTAACCGAGTTTTAAATATTTATTAAATTTCTATTCCTTCTCCATACCATCTATATGTACATTCAATATCAGTTTTCATTGGTATTTCAAATTTTCCGTCTACTACGTGTACCATAATGTACTCTAATATATCTCTCACCTCTTTGGCATTCTCTTTTGGACATACTCCTAATACTTCATCATGCACCGGTATGATTAATTTATATCCCAACTCTTGTAGTCTTTTATTGTTATGAATTCTTATCATTGCTATCTTTGTCATATCAGCCGCACTACCTTGTATTATACTGTTAACACATTGTCTCTGAGCATCTGCTATATATCCACCATTATCAACTATTTTATAGCCTTCATCTTTGGCCAGTTGTTTTATTTTCTCTTTTGCCTCTCTACCAAAGGCTCTATTCATTAATTTAAGATATTTAAAATAAACCTCATCGGTCACCTCTGTATTGGCAGTGCCAGTAAAATCTAATGGATTAAATGTATCAACTAAGTTAGGATTCTCAACTGTTATTTCAATTGGGTCTAACTGCATATTTGGTAATCTTCTTTTTCTTCCCCACGCAGTTTCTACAAAACCATACTCTCTCGCATTCTCTTGAGCAAAGTCTACAAAACCTTTTACTTTTGGGAACTGATTGTAAAAGTCGTTAATAACTTGTTGTGCCTCCTCTTTACTGATATTCATCTGCTCAGCTATACTTGTTACACCTCTACCATACATAATTCCTAATAATATCGGTTTAACTGAACTTCTACGTTGTTTCCCTTCGGGATTAACTGTTCCGTCAGGTCTGAACTCTTTACATTCATCATATGGTTTATTGTACAGTTTACTAGCTATAGTACTATATAAATCTTTACCGTCTAAATATGCTTGTATCATATGTTCATCTTGACTCATATGTGCTAGACATCTTGGTTCTTGTTGTGAGAAGTCTCCACCAATTATTACACTACCTTCTCCTGCAATAAACATTTGTCTAATATCATGACCTGCGTCTATTACAGTGCCATCACTTAATTTTTTAGTCCTACTTGGTATATTTTGTAAGTTTGGGTCACTACTACTAAATCTACCAGTCTTTGCTCCATACTGATTAAAGTTCGCGTGTAACTTACCAGTTCTTTTGCTTATATGTTCAGGAATGGCATCAATATAAGTACTTAATAGTTTACTCATACCTCTATACTCTAATATACTATTTACTAATGGATGGTTTAATTGTTTCAGTTGTTCTTCACCAACACTACGTTGACCTTTTGGAGGTTCTAATTTTAAGACATCATAAAATAATATTACTAACTGTTGATTACTTCCTATATTAATATTTACTTCTCCAAACTCACTTATTTTGTTATATTTATCAGGATGTTTTACTCTTAAGTCATTGAATACTCCCTGCTTATCAAGTTCAGATACTTGTGTATTGAACTCATTAAGCGCGTTGTCCATATACGTAGTATATCGTTGTTTTAACTCTTGAGCTAAGTTTGTATCTATGTCTACTCCTTGAGCCTCCATATCGAATACTACTTCTATTAATGGCATTTCTATATTCCTAAATACATCTGCCACTCTCTCAAGTCCTTTTTTATAACAGTATTTTCCGTCTCTGTCCAAATACTCACGTTGAAATTCATATAATTCAAAAGTCATTATAGGGTCAAAGGCTGCATACATATAGCCAACATCGGGAGGTATTTTGTTGAACTCAATACCATTGAACAATTCACCAAATTTCCCTACTTCTGCACTCTCTCCTGTGCAATACTTTTGCCATAATACTTTTAAGCCATGTGGTTCATTTTCATTAAGTAAATACCCTCCAATTAATGTATCCCAGTATGGCACTATTTTTACTCCTATCATCCAATATAGTATATGCATATCGAACTTAGCGTTATGTAGCACAAATCTAATATTATTATCTGACCAAGATTGTATTAATTTTCTAACTACTTCAATAGATACATTACTTTGTAATTCCATATTTGTCATATAACTTATATGTCCTACTGGAATATATATCCCTTTTTCATAAGGTGTATAAAGACATATACCAGCTACTTTTCCATCTATTCTATCAAGTCCGTTTGTCTCAGTATCTAATGCTACTATGCCATTGGCTACTACTTTTCTATCAAACTGTCTTAATCTATCTTCACTAGTTACTAATTCCATTCTATCTAATCTATCAGCAAATATTTTAGTAGACATCATCTTTGCATATTCTACTTTATCCTTCATTGTCTTAGGTACTATTGATGTTACTGGTGCTCTTTTATTTTTCTTTTTATTCAACACTTCTAAGGCTTTTTTATTCGCCTCTTTGTTATTACAACGACTAAATGTATCTTTAAACAAACTCATTATATCCCTCCTATAAAAAATACCAGGTAATTTATACCTGGTATTTACTTGTTATTTATTTTTCTATATTTTTATAAGTCAATAGATAATCCATTGGTTTATAATGATGAATAGTTTGATAATCATCATGTTTTCCACAATATTGGTTAGGTACTAAACTTATCACTTCAATTTTATTAGTATTCTTAGCACAAAATATTTTAACGGCCTGTAAACTTTTAAATATTTTAAAATTGTATTTCATATTCTACCTCCTAATAAAACTAAAATTCATCATCAACAACTCTACGTCTTCTACTCTCCCTTCTAGGTGCTTCATCACGTCTACTTGGAGCAGGTTCATTATCAGTATGAGATTTATTTCCGCCCCAATCATATATGCCGTCTACAATATCTATCATGTCAGCTTTGCTTACTTTTGTAATATATGTTCCTTCTATATTGACCTTCTCAGGAAAATCTTCTAGTCCTTTACCATCTTTTTCTAATGCAAACATCTCATAAGTAGTATTAGTATCACCTTTTTTACCTTTTCTCTCAATCTCGATAGGACGCTCAACTAAGCTACCGTATCTATTCAAGAAACTTACTATTTTACCTACAAAGTTTTTACCTCTCTCCCAAACTTTAAGCTTGCCATCTGTCTCATCATATAACTGTAGAAATAGTTTTTCTTGTGTTCTATATCCAGCTTTACATAATGGACAATCATCTTTATGAACATGACCATCTTCATCAACTGCTAAACAACTTACATATTTTCTTACTTTTTTACCATTAACTTCAATCTCTAGTTGATGGACTAAGAAGAAATCCATATCTCCTCCCTCTGGGTCAGTGTATAACATTCTTACTTGTGCTATATCTCCATCATCTTTTAGTGTAAAGTATTCACTTGAACCTACATTTGTAAATTTACCTGCATCTTTAATATTTATTTTAGCCATTTAAAACCAACTCCTTTAATTTTTATTTAATTAACTTACATATATAGTATAGAAAACTTTTAAAATTTACTAACTATTTTAATAAATTATTCATTAAAATTTTAGGGCTATGTGTTTTATTATACTCCCTAAGTTCTTCAATCATAAAATGTTGTTGCACTCCTATACCTTGTTTTGGTAATGGTAATTTGTAATTAGTAAAATAGTCTTCTAATAAAGTGTAATAATTTGTGCCACAAATAAATACAACTTCTGTATCCTTATTAATACCGATATCTTCTAATTGTTTAATTACCATATTTTTCCAATCTTGTTTTTCTTCTATATTCATATTATTCAATGTTTTGTTGTAGGGTTCAATCACTTTTTCCAAAGGTAGAACTCCATATTTTGCGCTTAAAATATAAATATTATCTTGTGTTGTGAATGTTTGAGCATATGCCAAACAAAACTGAACGTAGTTACCTACATACATTTTTCTCGCTTTACAAGCATTTTTCATTTTAGTTGCGCCACATCCTATAAATACTATCATACTTATCATCTCCTTAAATATAATATAAAAAAGTAGGTTATTTTACTAACCTACTTTGAAAACTTTTTACATATTTATAAATATAAATCAAATAAATCTTGTTCAGCTTCTTCTACAGTTTTATATGAACATCCATTAACTAATTCGCCAACTGTACCAAAGTTATCACTGATTTTGTTTTCTCTATAAATGTAGTATTTATTATCCATCCAATGTTGTTCAATATAGAATACACCTTTTTTACTTTCATATGTTTTCATCTAACTTCAACTCCTCTTTTCTTATCTTTTATTAACATAATTATAACATTACTTATATAATTATACAACACTTTTTTGAAAAATTTTTTTTAATTTTTTTCAAATAAAAAAGATAGGTCATTTTATTGACCTATCCTTTTTTTTATTTATAATATAATTTATAAAACATTAACATTGACATTCTTAGTCTTGTTATACTCTTAAACATTTGTTCATTCATATAATCACCCCTTAATCACATTTTGTATAACCACATTCAGGACAACTATTACATCCACCAGTGAAGTTTAATTTGGCTCCACACTCAGGACAATTATTTACTGTCATTTCTTCTTGCTTAAGTTCTCCAGTACTCATCTCAATGTGGTCTTCAATATATCTTTGTTTTAATTCCATTAATGCTCTTCCTATTGCACTTGGACAACATTTTCCTGCACTTGTATCTTTTTTCAACGCAGTTCTAACAGAATAAGATGGACAAGCAGGAACACTATTCAATTGGTCGCATATACCTTCTACTGTTCCACCTAATTTACCTGCATAACTTATCATTCTACTAAGTCCTATCATGAAACTATTACAACCACCTGTACTTCCCTTATCTAAGAAGATATGGCATAATTGACCTGTTTTCTTATGGAAGTATACTGACATCCATAAACTACCACATCCAGTTGTTAATTGAGTACCATATGCTACACAGTTATCAATTGAAGTATCAGTTATTGGTATGTGTATAGTATCTTCCATTGTTTGTTCTTTTGGTGTATCTACTACTAATACACCTTCTTTTTTACAGCCTGCTCTGTAGATTGTTAGTCCTTTACAGCCATCCTCCCATGCCGCTTGGTATAAATCTCTTATAGTTTCAACAGTTGTATCATTAGTAACATTAACAGTGCTGCTTATACTAGCATCAATAAATCTTTGCCATTGAGCTTGTATTGTAACTCTGTCAAACGGGTCTATATTTTGAGCAGTGGCTATAGTACTTACATTTTCCTCAGATATTACTCCTGTATCAATCATCTTTTGTATTATTGGAGTATATACATTATAATATACATCTTCTCCATGTAGGGATTGAGTTTTTCTTGTATAATGTGTAGCAAATATTGGTTCTACTCCACCACTAACTCCTAACATTGTACTTATGCTTCCTGTTGGCGCTATTGTGAATAATTGAGAATTTCTAAGGCCATAACGTTTTATCAAATCAATTGTATTATCTTCAATAACATTACTATTTCTTAATACGGTTATAAAAGTACTTGCTAGTATTAAACGTAGGTCACATTCAGGGAATGGTTCAGTATCCATAGCTAGTAAGGCACTTTCCTCTAATCCTGTGTTAACTAGTGTTTTACCTACCATATCAATTATATCAAGCGCTCTCGCTGAGTCATATTGACAACTCATCTTTAGCAACATATCAGCAAACCCCATAATACCAAGTCCTATTTGTCTCCAATCACGTACGCTGTTTCTTTGTTCTTCTAATGGATGTAATTCTAGTCCTTCATCTAACACATCATTTAAGGCACGTATCGCTATTCTTACTGCACTTTTGAACTCAGGTATATTAAAGGCAGCTTTATCTGTAAATGGGTTTTCTACAAATTCACTTAAGTTTAATGCTCCTAATAGACAACTACCACCTGCCGGTAATGGTTCCTCAGCACAAGGATTTACTCCTGCATATTCAAAATTTGCAAATTCATCTAATAAGTTATAACGTTTTATAGTATCCCAGTATAATATTCCTGGCTCTGCCCAGTCATAATTATTTAATGCGATATGGTCTAATATATCAGGTTTATTTTCCATATCATCATCACTCATACGTACTGAGATATTACATTTTTCTAATTTGTTATCTAGTTTAGCATCTATAAAGTCATGTATATCAGGATGACTACTGTCCATACTTATCATTAATGCTCCACGTCTTCCGTTCTGACCAATAACTCTTGCAGTTTGTTCTAAAACGTCCATAAATGATACAGCTCCACTAGTTGTAAGAGCTGCATTATGTACCTCGGCTCCTTTTGGTCTTAATGTACTAATATCAACACCACATCCACCACCATAGCTAAATGTACGGGCTAACTTCATTGCAGCCTCATATATACCCTCGATACTATCATGTGGAGGTTCTATTACATAACAATTACTGTAAGTTACACCTCTGTCTGTAATACCTCTATTACTAAGTATTCTACCACCAAATAAAAATTTCTTATCCACTATCAGTTGAGCAACTTGTGTATCTCCACCACTAACTCTCTCTAGCCAGTCTTCAAAACTTTCACCATTGCGTTGATATTTTTTCTTCCAAATATCTTCGCCTAACTCACTTAATTTCCAATCTTGTAGTTCCATATAACTACCTCCTTTGTATTAAAAAAGTCTTACTATATATAGTATAGTAAGACTTCGTTTTTTACTAACTTAATAAATAATTTAATTTCTTTTGTAATGCACGTCTAATTCCAACAACTCCTGCAGTACTAACTCCAATTTCCCTTGCCATATGAGATTGTTGTAAGTCACACATATGGTCAAGTGCTACCATACAATATTGAAGTTGTTTTTCAGATAAATCTTCTTTATGCACTAAGTCAGATAATTCAACTTTGTCATATTCATCTTCAACACTTGCTTCCTCCCATCTATCTTCAGTTGTTTCATAACAACTCATTGGAGTACATTGGTCGCCGTTATTGGCTTTTCTCTTATTACTTGCATTACTTTGTGTTAGAGTTCTTAATGCGTTCTTAATATAAACACATATCATACTAGTAAGTTTACCACTAGTACTCTTTTCAGCATCAAAGTTTTCAAAACATTTCCATATTTGTTCTAATATTATACTTGTAACTTCATCATCGCTTACACCAACATATTTTTTACTTACTTGATAAAATAAACTTTTATTCTTTTCAAATACGTAGGCAATAACTTCATCATGAAAACCTGCTTGGTAATCTCTTACTAATTCCTCATCAGTGTGTTGTAAACCATAAACTTTAACTACATCTTTAAACATACATCATTCCCCCTGAACTGTATTTTTTTATTTACTTTTTATACTTATAATTATATAGACCTTTATATAATTAATCAACACTTTTTTTATAAATTTATTGAAGAAATTTTTAAATTGTCAAATTCAGTGTCTAAGTCGTTGATGTCTCTACTATCTAAATAGTTTACTTTACTCAGTAACTTAGTCTTACCTAAATGATGTAATAATTTTCTACTACCATTCTTGCCAGCTTCGTCTGGGTCTAGTGCTATTATATAATGTCTTATAGGTAATTTATTCAACATAGAATACTGATTTCCTCCTCCAGTACCAAATATACATATAGCGGGATGACCTAACTTCCAAAGAGTTAACATATTAAATGGAGATTCCACTATATATACTGGCTGTCTATATAATTTCTGTCTCAGTATCTCACTTGCTCCCAGTAGGTAATCAGTTTTATTTATGCCACTTGGTATATAATATCTTTTGCCTATAATACTTCTACGTTGTATCCACTTTACTTCACCTTTTAAGTTGGTAACTGGGATAGTTATACAATCATCTTTTCTGTCATACCCTATGTCGAACTGTTCTATTATATCATCGGTCAAACCTCTGTTATACATATAACCGACAGTGTATCTGTAACCTTGTAACACCTCCTCAGGGACGTTTGGTAGCTCCTCTTGAGTAATTGTTCCTCTGCTTAAATTTAGCTCCACTTTGCGGGTTTTATGAGTTAGACCTGTATTATATTGAGCCTTAATCCATTTATTCCCAAATACTCCACCATCGTTATATCCAAAGCAAGAACTAATAAAACTTGTCAGTGACGCAGTATAACCACAAGTAAAACAATGTACTGTGCCAGGCTCTATTATTTTACTCCCTTGATATTTTGGAACAATAGAAACCCCACAAGAGGGCTTTCGTTCATGTCCATCTTTATGTACTGGACAAGTTATCATGATGTTATCTCCTGTGGGTTTTATATCATTCAATAAAAATATTCCATTACTCATCAAACTACCTTTTAAATCAATTAATAACTGTTGATACGTTGTATCAAGTTCCATGCCATTTACATTAATCATCTTCACATAACTCCCATCTACTATGGTTTTCTATCCACTCATCTAGGCACTCAGTACTGCAAAACTTAAGTTCCTTATAACTACAATAATCAGGTAATTCTAAAACTATATAATCATAATCTAATTTTTCTTCACAATGTTCACATCTCATATTTATCCCTCCTGAACTTTATATAATAAATCAAATAGTGGGTCTAGGTGCTCAAATACTAAATCACCTTCATCCACTGCTTTATTTATGAGCCATTTTAATTCTCGTACTAAATCTTTTTCAATTTCCATTTCTCTTATTTTTCTACCAGTTAACATATAATCAACTCCTTTAAATATATTATATTATATTTCTAGAATTTACTAACTAACAATTTAAAAAAGAAAAACCCCTGACATTGTCCGCTCCAATGCCAGGGTAAAAAAGGGGAGTTATATTATGAGTAGAAGAATGTGCCTCCACATTTCCTCTACATATATAGTATAGAAAAAAGTACCATTTTACTAACTAAAAAACATCAGTAACGTCATTTATTTTATTATTATTTCTAAGTGGTAATTGTGGCTCAATCTCAGCTCCATCTTCCAGTTGTTCAGTCACAAAGGAAAATATACCGTTGTCGATATCCCACACATATAATAATTGCTTATTATTTTCTCCATATCTATTCTTAGTTATTTTAAGACTCAATCCCGCTTTAGTCTGTACTAAAGAAATTACTCTACTACTATTCTGAGCAATACCATCACTCTCGCCTATGTCTGCTAATTCAGGATTCTCAGGTTTGGCCATATCAGCTTTATTTCTGTTAGCTTGAGCATCGACTATAATTGGAATACTAAATTCAGTACTCATATTAAATAAATCTTGTGCAATATGAGTGTACTGAGTTCTTGTTTGGTCTCCCTTTGCTCGTCTCTCATCTTCCATTAATGATATTTGGTCAATACCAACTATGTCTGGTTTATATTCTTTTATAAGAGCACGTAGTTTGCTCACTGTTAACATTTTACCTCCAAAGTCTACTGGTGTTACTACTATATATGGAGGTAATTCTTTATTAGTCTCTAAGTCATTAATATATTGAGTATAATCTCCATCTGCTATTGTACCTCTCATTAATTGAGAGTTAGTGTAGTTCATACCTAAAGTATCATTTCTATACGCCACTTGTAATACTCCCATCTCACCACTATAATGTAATACTTTTTTATGTTGTCTATTTGCCTCTGTTAGAAACTTTTGTAATAGCCAAGATTTACCTTGGTTTACTCTACCAACTATGGTTACTAGTTCTTCACCTGGCAGCCATCCATTAAGTATCTTATCTAGTTCAGGTAAGCCACTTCCAATTCCTAACATACCACCTTTAGCTCGTTTATTCTCTAAGTCCTTTATTTTCTCATCAACCATATTGTTAATATTTACTCCATTACTTTGAACAGTTTGGTCAAGTAAACGTTGTGCTCTTGTGACTATGTGTTGTAACCCATCAAAAGCATTCTGTTCTAATACATCACCACTAGCTTGAAATAGTGCCACTCCTTGGTCAAAGAGATAGTTTTCTTTTAGATTATAAATAATATATTTTAGTGGCTCTAATACTTCAACAACATCAAAGTCAGGAAATTTTCCCATGAATGTTTCCCAGTCAGGTACTTTTCCATAAGTTCTAAAGTGAGTACATATAAAGTCAAACTCATCTTGATAGTCTTTAAAATACTCCTTTGTTATCCCTTGACTCGTATACGCATCTAAATTATTGTTATTCAGTATATCATTTATAGCTTGTAACTGTACCATTATATTCTCACCCCTTTTGGTTTCCTTTGTGTTTTGTTGGTGAATTCAACTATCGTGCTTGTATCTAATATTCTACTCGACAATCTACCTCCAATATTATCATCCAACTGGTCATCAATAACATTACTTGTAAATATGTTAGCTTTGTTATTGACTATACGCGGATTAATTAAGCTGAATAATATTTGATGGTCATATTCTTTTAACTTAGTTACTCCTATGTCATCCCACACTATTAAGTCTACAGTTGGTATTAATTTCTCCATTTCTTCTAATCTTATATCAGGTCGTTTTATCGCATTCCTCTTGGCCATTAGAAATTCATCTACATTGATAAATAGTCCTCTACAACGTGTGCCATTACCATTCCAAATATTACTAAAATATTTACTCATCAACTTTATTGCCCACGTAGTCTTGCCATTACCAAAGTAAGGACTATATAGATACAAGTTACATCCATCATGTACAAAGTCATTAATATTTTCTTTTATGCTATTAAGATATTCATATTTTTTAATATCATTACCTGCACTCAACTTCAAATCCTCAGGCTGTTGTTTATTTGGTGGTATATTAGCTAAGTTGACTAAATAATAATATTGAAAATATATACTACAACTGCAATTGCAGTCATTTGTGCCATACATAGGGCAGTTGGCTCTGAACCAACATTTATTCTGATTAAATTTAAATTCTTTTACATCATACATATGTAAAACCTCCTTTTATCTATAGTATAGTAAAAAATGCACTTTTACTAACATAAAAAAAAACCCTCGATACCAAAGGGGGGAGGTATCGAGGTAAAAAACAAATAGATATTAAGGGTTGAGTATATAAGGAGGTTTCCCATGTTCCTTACATATATAGTATAGAAAAAATCATTGTTTTACTAACTTTAAAATAATCTTTTTTGTCTATTATCAACTGCTTGTAATTTTATGATGAAGTTTTTTATATCAACAAATAAGTCATCACTAAATGGTATATCCTCTAGTTTATATACACCATATTTAGCCATTAACCATGCCATTACAGTTTCATAATCTGCGTAGTTTTGTTTTTTATTTTTAATTCTTAAATTACCTTTAACAGCTTTGACAATGGCTTTTACTTGTGAGTCTTTACACCCAACTAATTGTGAAACTCTTTTATCTAATTCAGTACTAACTACATTTCTAATGGTACTTTCAGTCGGTATAGCAACTTCATTACCAAATAGTATATCCATTATATCCCTTCTTAATTGTTCAGCTACTGAACTATCAGTTAACATCATACCTACTACTATTACCGCTTTAATTGGATATAATCTTAATCCTCTATTTGGTACATTTTCTAAAAACTCATCTTGTGTTTTTAGAAGTTTTTCAACTTCACTCTTTTTATATGCTTTATAGCCATATTGTTCTAATTCAGTTTTATTTCTAGTTCCTACATTATTTATTACACTTGAAGAAACATTATAAAATTGTGCTACCTTTGGTTCAGTCATATAGTCTGTCACTTCACCATATTTCTTAAGCAAGTTAACTAAATTTATTTTCCCCTCTTGTTCCTTAGCTAATACAAGTTGTCTATCCTCTTTACTATTTACTAAATTTAATCTCATATAAATCTCTCCTCAAATTTTATTTATCTTGTGTTACACATATAGTATATAAATTTTACAATATTTACTAACTAGTTTAAATAAAAAAAAATCCCAGTGGGTTACCAAGCCACTGGGATGTATTTGGGGATTGTTAATAATTTCTTATTAGTTGGTTATATGAAGTTAATCACCTACTCTCTTATTATACACTATTAGGTCATATAAGAAAATAATAAAAATTAAAATAATATAAAAATAATTTAATAAAATAAGTTACATATATAGTATAGAAAAATTACTCAATTTACTAACTAAAAAATAATTTTATTTCTTCTTTATCTAATTTTATTACATATATATTATCTTTAATTATAAACTTATTTCTAGTGCCACCCTTTTTAATAGGTTCTCTAAAATTATCATTTTTAATATGTGTTCTAATACAACTATTAAAACTTTTTAATTGAGTAGCATTTAATCTATAGCAGCTATGTTTAATGCTATTAATAATATGCCTAATATCATTACATAAAAAATAATTATCAGGTGTAACTACTAAATAATTATTAGTACTTATCATATAAATTCCTCCTTTTTTAGTTGAGAGAATTATGCACTTTCGGTGCATAATAATCTTCCACCGACCGATTCTTTATTTATTTTCAGTCTAACTTATTTATTTATTTATATATAGTATAGTAAAAAAGTCGATTTTACTAACTCCAAATTTAAAAAATTTTTAAAATAAAAAAGGTTTTTTTATATAGTATAGAAAATTTGTTCATTTTACTAACTTGAGTATAAAAAATAGAAGGATTAAATCCTTCTATTAGTTGTGTCGTGTTTATAATCATTCTCAACTTGATAACTAGCACGGTTACTACGTGGCATCGGTTGATTGACATAGTTTTCCATTTTATTACTGAATAAAGTTTGAGGTCTAATATACATTTCCATATTAGTTCCTCCCCACTCAGCAACTTTAACGTCTATTACATATTTAAAGTCCTCTATTGTGTAACCTTCTCTCAAACGAGCTGAGATGTATTTGACAGTATTTTTAGCATCGTGTTTATATTTAGTTCCTGCTCTAGTATTTAAATAGTCTACAATTTCTTCTATTAGTTTATTTTGTACAGTCGGTACTTTTTTTACATTGAATCCAGGAAGTGCCATTATTTCACCCTCTTTACTCTTAAAGTTTTATATGTTTTCTCTCTATAAGCAGGTGCTATGTCATCTGTACTTATTATTCCACCATACATTAATTCTTCCAGCTTATCTTCATCTATAGTATATGTTGGCACTAGGCAATCCATTATCTCAGGTTTTTCTTGTGCCATATTTAGTAATATCTGAATAAGTGTATCATCATCTAATTCACTTTTAGTATTAGTGGTATAAGAAACTTTTATACCGTCGTATTCACCTTTAGTAATTCCCTGCTCATCTAACATAGTTTTAGTACTCTTAATTAAGTTATTTTCACGCTCTTTATTCTTTTTATTCAGTTCTTTTATCTCAGCCAGTTCAGCTAATAAAACCCTTAATTCCTTCATTTTTTACCCTCCTTAAGTAATTAATCTATGAGCCCTATAAAACCTATTTTAAGTAGGTCATATGAGCTCATATTACTATATATAGTATAGAATTTATCTATTATTTACTAAGTTGCCATTGTATTTATCACTGACATTTTTCATAGTGCCTCTTTTAGTTTTCTTCATAAAGTTTACAAAAGTATCAACATCATGTGCTGCAAAATATTTAGCGTGTTGTTCTCCTAATGTTATGTATTCAGGTAATGTACGTTGTTCCACGGGTAACATTTCTTCATACTCATACCATCTTAATATGGTAGCTTTTGTTCTACCAATAATGGCTCCAATTTCAGTAAGACTATAATACATCTTTCCATCTATTATTTTCATATCTATCCCTCCATAATCTCTTTAAATAATTTTTTATTATCAACTACTTTACTTGATAATTCTTGTTTACTATTAACTATATTATGTACTTTTTCATCTATAGTATCCTTACATATTAGAGTAATTATATTCACTGTACCTTTTGTTCCTATTCTGTGACATCTGTCCTCAGCTTGTTGTTTATCGGCACTCGTCCATGGCTCATCTAAAAATATTACTGTATTAGCTTCATTAAGAGTAAAACCAGTACCTAGACAGCCGATTGTACCTAATATAACATGGCAATCAGCGTTTTCTTTGAACTCCCTTAGTACTTCATCCTTGTTCTTGACCTCAGACGTTATACAAGCTGGATTGTACTTTTCTAGTAGTTGAGCGGCAGGTTCAATTACTTTTGCCCAGTTACTAAAAATGATAACTTTACCTCCATTGTTAACTACTTCCTCAACTAATTCTTCCATACGTTTATATTTGACATTGTTTACTTTATGAGTAGTCAGAATATCTGGATTGCCAGTAGCCTGTCTCAAACGTATTAGTGCAGTTAATGGATTTGGTAATAGCAGTATCTTATCAATGTTCTCTTGAATAGTCTGCTCTACTTCTTTATATATTTTAGTCTGACCATTATCCATCTCTAATATCTCATTAGTATAAATTTTAGGTGGTAAATCTAATACATCTTCTTTTTTCCTTCTCAACATATATTTGTCTAACCTATTCTGTAATTCATCGAGATGTTTATAACCAACTATTTGATATCCACCAAATCCACCCATAGTACAATAATGATTCTTGAACTGAGTTAAACTGTGATTCTCAACTTCTAGCCATTTTAGTACATTGTATAGGTCTATAGCAGCATTCATTATCGGCGTTCCAGTTAGTGCTAACTTATAATATGTGCAGCAACAATGAATGGCCTTACCTTGCATACTAGTAGAGTTCTTGCATTTATGTATCTCATCTATAATAGTCATACCTATTACTCCACACGTACACAATATTTTAATGTACTCTTGTATTTTAACATCTCTTAAGGTCTCAATATTAGTTACAAGGAAGAATTCATCATGTTTACTTTGTAGGTCTAATAATCTATCATGTACACTACCAATTTTTCCATCTTTAAATCCTAATATATGAGCATGTTCGTTAGTATGTACTGCCACTTCATGTACCCAGTTCCACTTCAACTCATTAACTCCACATACAATCAAACAATGTTTCATCTGCTCTTTTTTACTCACTGCTATGTCTAAGGCTTGTTTGGTCTTACCAAGTCCTTGCTCATCTGCCAATAGAAATTTAGTATGGTCTTTAGAGTATAGGAAACTTTCCATCTGATAACTATATGGTGTAGTTTTACTTTTATATTCAGCTAGTGGCTTATCATAGTTGTCCAGTAATTCTAAATAATTCTCAAATTCTTTAGGTATTTTACCGATTATATCAATAGCACAATTACTACACTTATCTAGTATAGTTTTAAATGCTACTTTGGGTAATTCCCACATATTTTTACTTTTATGGTAATAGCAGTTGAAGGATTTAATAATATCTAAATACTTCAACTCATCACCAGCCATTTTTACAAACAAGGAGTTCCCTCTGAACTTTATACCTTTGTCAATTTTTAATTTCATATCGCACCTCCAATAAAGTTAGGGGAGTTATCCTCCCCTTACATTGTTCCTGCTATTATTACATTTTGTAATACTTCTAAATCATTTACTCCACTTATTCTAAAGTATCCTCTAGTTTTATCATATATACCAGTGTCATATCTAGTTTCTAATGTGTATCTATAATTTGAGTCTAATTTTTCATATACACTAGGTTTCATGTCTATGTGCATATTACCTTTTCTATTGAATACTACCATACATACTGTTCCACGTTTGCCTTCTTTATATACTCCTAGATATTCTTTTCTTTGTATAGAGTAGCAGCCATTGTTAGCTATAACTGTTTTTACATCATCTTTATTAACTTCAATACCTCTTTGTGGAGGTAATGCACGACGGTTATTTCTAGTTCTATATTCATCTATTTTTTCTTCTACTACTGGAGCGACATATTCTTCATACATTTTAAACCATCTTTTTATTGTAGCTAATTTGTTTATTTTACTAACACCATTTTCATCTGTTAAAACTAGTGACTCACCACAAACATCTGCCACTGTATATATTTTATTATTTCTTATGTTTTGTAATTTATCTCCTTTTATAGCTTCTATACTTTTTCTCATTAATAACAACCCCTTTTTTATTTATCTTTTATTAACATTATTATAACAGAACATATATAATTAATCAACTACTTTATCCAAAGTTTTTAAAAATTTATATATGAGCTCATCTGATATTTGTTCCTCAGGTATGCCATACCATTGAGCTAATCTAAATCTTACACCGTCAATATATGTGTTTATATTTATGTTGCAGGTAAAAGGACTTCCGTCCTTTACCTTGCATATATCTCTATATTGTTCTAATGTTAACATATTATGCCACCTCCTTAAAGTTATTAAATCTTGTTGTTAAGTAATCACCTATACAAGTATTATCTAAGTTCGTTGTTTTTAATAATCGGTTCAAATTCTTTTGTGTTACTGTGTATGGTCTACATAATAAATCTATTTTTTCTTCGCTTTTAGCATTGTCTAATAATTGATACATTAATATTATCCAAGCTTCCATTTTATCGAACTCAGTTGTTCCTCCATGTTGTCTTATTTCTATTGTCCCGTATTTTATATAACTTCGTAGGTTTACCTTGCGATATCTTGTACTTAGTAGATATGATATATCACTTATACTTGTTACCCAGTCTTGATTAATCTTTACTAAATCATCTTTTCTAAGAGGTTTACAGTACTCATTTCTACGTCTACTAGGTGGTACTAAGTAATTTATAACATTTTGATAATTATAGTATAAGTTTAAAAAGTTCTTACAGTTTTGCACTGTAAAATCAGCTATATCAAAATGTACATGAGTTCCACAACTTTTATCCACTTTAGCTCCACAACTATTTAACACTTCATATACTTTTTGAAGTTCGTCTAAACCTTCATCTCCGTATAGTATCGGACTTACAAGTTCTAAGCCTCTATATAATCCAGTATCTTGTGAAGTAACACTTGCATCTGTTGTAAGTTTCCATTGAGGTATAACTTTATGAGTATATCCACTAAAATCTGCTACTGATATACCTGCTGCTCTAAGTTTTTCTATAACTGTTACATAGTTTGCACCAAAGAACTCAATTTCAACACCAAATTTTAAATCTCTCATTATTAACAACTCCTCTTTTATCTTTTATTAAGATAATTATATCACTACTCATATAATTAATCAAGTATTTTAAATAAAAAAATTCCTACATTTATTATGTAGGAATTCTTATAAATTTATACGTATCTAACAAATTCTAAATATTTTTTATTTACCCAGTAGTCAGCTTTTCCTCTACACCAAGTACCGCCATCAACTTCTTTTTCTTCAACTATTGTTATTGCTACTCCTTTATCTATTGTATCAACTACGTCATATTTTACTCCAGGTCCTTTTCTACAATTAAGTCCGTTAGTAGTGCAACGTGCTATATATTCTTTAAATTTAGTATCAGGTTTGGATTCTTCTTTTTTAGGTTCTTCTTTGCCATTTACATATTTCTTTACATCGTTTATAAAATGAGCAAAGCCTTTAGGTGAGCATCCATAACCCCAAAATGCAGTACCTGGACAAGTTTTCGCACTTCTACTAGCACTATATTTTCCTAAGTAAGTTCCACCAGCAGTAAACCAACAGTGGGGTCTTATGTGTGTAGTGTTTACTGGAATATGGAATCTCTTACATAATTCGCCATATAGATATATTACTGCTTTCTTTTGTGCAGCAGTCATTTTGTCATGTCCTTTATCAAAGCAACCATATATTTCTATACAAATTGCACCTGTATTCCAACCTCTAATACCGATTGGAGTACTATTAAGGTTTCTACCAGTTGTTATTTTCCCATCTAAAAAAACATTAAAATGTTGAGCTATATAATGTCCATGTCCATCACTATCATGCCATTTACTTTTTCCATAACTATCTAAAGATTGTGTTCTCCCAAAGTGTGGCTCTGAAAATACTTTTTTATCAGTTTTTTCCCAAGTTGAATAACTTGGCATATCCATATGATGTACTTGTAATTTTGTTATTTTTCTACTTACGTGTTGTTTTGCCAACCAATCTTTTACATCTTTTTGATTTTCCAATAATGTAAAACCATTTTTAGTTTTCATTATTTATCACCTTCTTTATTTTCAATTAAATTTTTAAAAGCTTGATGAAGTCCTACAGAACTTAAACCACTCAACATCCCTCCTAGTAATACATTTACATTAAAATAGCCTGCTATAAAGTAGTTTAAAACCACTCCTATGCAAGTCATTATTAATGG